ATCAAAAAGAAAAATAGCCCAAGAGCCTCATCCGGATAATCATGCATCGCCTCTAAGATACTTCTCATAACTTAACATCCATTTTACCGATTATACGATAGAAAATATCCCTAGTCAGCTCAATATCGTAAGTAGCGTCATGAAGCTTATTCTCGTCGATCTCAATACCCATAGTCCTGGCTACGGTCATCAACTTAAAGTTCTCCATATCGTTTCTTACACCCATCAGGAACGGTGTCACCATAACATATACATCCATACAGTTAGGATAAAACCATGATCCGAAATACTTATCCCCACATTGGGTAAATAAAGCCCGTAGGAAGTTGTTGTCGAATCCAGCGTTGTTATACCCCACCAAATACATTTTATCCCTCTTATCGAACTTATTCACGTATTTGGATAATATACCAACTAACTGCCTGTACCCTTCTTCCATAGGCTGATACGACTGCACTTGCTCCAAGGTAACACCAGCCACATCTAGCGCCTCTTGCTCTATCGTGGCGGCAGGGTTCGGGGCTAGGCGGATGTCGAACCTCTCGACCTCCTGCCCGTCGATATCCACGATCCCTCCTATTTGGTGTATCCCGTTTCTCCAGAACTTAACACCGGTTGTCTCTAAATCGAAAAATAGCAATTTGCTCATATCTATTGATTTTTTAAATGTTCCTTAATCTTCTCCAATGCCTCATAAGACAGATAGCTGTCTATAGTATTATCGCTATCTATTTCCAGCAACTCATTAAACAAGTCTTTAGCCAATGCTTTCCACTGCTCTCCCCAATCACGGAGATTCTCGACCTTTGACTGTATGTCTTCGAAATAAGAATCTACGTCTGATTTGATTGATTTTGAATAATATTTAACATCCTTCTCATCCCCATCCATGATATAATCACATTGTGTCTCGATATCTTTTATATGACTATCTATATCACTACACATATAATCAACAGGTCTACGTATATTGAATATAGCTTCTGACGTAAGACCGGTTATATTTTGTATGTCTTTTAAATTATCCATGATTTAATCAACTAAATACCAACCATCCACCTGCAAATCCCATTGCGAAAATATATAAGATTATAGATGTGAATAATATCCAATCTTTTGCGCTTAGCTCATTATTATCTCTCTTTATTTTCTCAAGATAATCATATATAGCTGTATAAACAGCATGGTGAATATTCTCGTCTCTAGCCCTTACGATATTATCATATTCATTATATCCTAGATTATAGGTGGCGCTTTCGATCCTTATATTCCCCGTAACCTTTTTATTTACATCGAAATCGAAACTAACCACTATATCGGTGGTTAGAGCGCTGGCGATTTTGCTTTTTATCTCATCATTACTGAGATTAGCATCGTGCACTAATCGCTCATAGTCTTTATCGTCAAGAATTATCTGTTTTTTAATATTCATATCCCTAATATTTCTTCTACATAAACAAATCCATAACATACATAATTATCAGCGTCATGCTCACCATAATCCACATGCCATACGACGGCACACGGGAAATATAATGGCATATCCTCAGCCATAGGATCCTCTTTGAAGTCATCAATGTTTATCTTCCCCCTCCACCTCCATAGGTCTTGGATATCGTTCAAGATCAATTTGTTCATAAAAATCTGTTTTTTAATACTTATACAAAGATAGGATTTAAACAAAAATAAAAGCATGAATAATATTAAAATAATATTAATCATGCTTAAATATAAATATATCCCTTCTAATTCTCACGGATATACGTATTCGTACTCATCTGGAGGGGATGTCTTATATTCAACATCGCACTCCATATTGGTGTAATAGTTATCCCCCTTTCTGTATACTAACGCTACCTTGCAGTCGTATTCCAAACTGTATCCTATAAGAGGGACATTAGCCATAGGCGGATTATCCTCTGTTTTGTATCTTATCCTTAGTATCTGTTTCATATAATCCACATTTAATCAAATCTATCATCAATGAGAATAATGCGTCTATAAGAAGTTTTTCGTTGCTCCAATGTACGGAGATATCGTCCTCATCCATATACGACACGAACCACTTGTCTTCAAATTTATAGCACTCTAACGTATAACCCTTTATCTCGGCTGGGAGTAAGCTCAATAACGTCCCTACATCCCAAACCGGGTCGGATATATCCGGGGTAACGGCCTCGATCAGTCCTATACGACCAGCGTCATCCTCCATAGAATGCAATGAGTCAAGGTACTTGTCTCTGAAGCCGATGGCGGTGGAGATAGGGAGGCCGGCCTCGACCAGCACCCTCCCCTGTTCTTTTGTGGTGAATATCCTTTCTTTCATCTAACCCTTGATCTTTTTCTCTACAGTAACAATCGTATCATTATGCCATCCCCCATGAGCCACGAGAAGAATCTCCTGCTGCTCGAAGCCAAGCCCTGCCCCTATACCGCCGGAGTTCCATGCACAGGTAATGACCACCCCGTCCTTCTTGGTGATCCTAGCTATTTCATTCTTCTGCCTAGCCCAATAACTAGATTGCGTTGTTTGCATATTAACAGATCCTCCAAGTCTTTTATACGACTCAGATACCTGTCTCGCAGAATATGGTGGATCATATAATACCATATCAGCTATATTATCATCAAGATGACACAAGAAGTCCGTGGCGTCTTTATGATACATAGCCTTAGTCTCAGGATCAAGATCGTTGGTTATCGTCCCTATATCGCTGTTTCTGGCGAATGGATCTACTATAACCATTCCGTCTTTTTTATATCTATCTATAAGTTCTCTTATCGGTTTTATGCTGAATGTCTCTTTATTCGGCATCGACCATGTCTTGTTTATAATCATATCGTTGTAATTGTGTTTTAAATTTTACCTACGCTCTATACCTCTTAGCAGATGGGCTATCACATCCACTGTCCATCCGTTTCCCGCTAAAGACATGGCCGTATTCGGGGCTATCCCATCAAGGTAATCATCCGGCAATGTCTGTAGCCTACACATCTCCACAGGAGTCAGGTATCTGAACTTATCTTTCAGGTCAAAGGCGTTCAGATATCTTCCGGGCGGTAATGATGATATCACGTTATCTTTCATGACTGTTGTAAGGCAATTACTTTTCTTAATAGAGGTAGTATTCTTGTCTTTTCTTACTTCCAGACATTGTATGATTTTCACGTTCTTGTCATAGTCCTTTCGGTGTCCGTTGCTATCTATTCTTCGACCAACGATAGTTGATATATAACGTCCTCTTATGGTCCCAGATTTCCATCCTTTATCATTCTCTAAAACATCATCTAACGATATATGTTTGTCTTTCGGCATTTCTACTGGCCAATTACACCAATAAAGACGATGCCGGGTCTGCGCCGATACCAAGGCGCTATCGATCTCCACCGGCTCTACGCCCAGCTCCTCCGTTATCACTCGGCGATGCTCGTCCCGCATCCGGACGTTCTCGCCCAAGAACAGGATCTTACCTTTGGTCTCCTTCTTTAAATGCCTTACGATGTCCGAGAAGCAAAAGAAAAGTCTCCCCCTTGCGTCCATGAATCCCTTACCCTTACCTGAGCTAGAGAAACTCTGGCAACAGAACCCTCCCATGACCAGATCTATGTCTTTCCAAGGGATATCCCATGTTCTCCAGTTATTGACATCTCCTAACCGGATAATATCAGGGAAATGCTTCTGGCTCACCTTTATGCATGTATTGTCTATCTCCGAGGCGTAATAAGCATCTATAGGTATGCCGGCTCTTTGTAACGCTAGATACCCACATGATATTCCGTCAAATAATGATAATACTTTCATATTGTTTATTTATTCTCAGGCCTAAAAATATCCTTTGCGATCATATCAAGGGAGATTTTATGTATCTTAGGTAAGACCTTAACCAATTTTATACCAAAATTTTCGCCTCTCTTAACAAACGTCCATTTACCATATATGATTCCATGCATCATGTTCTGTATTACTTCCTTACTGTCTGTCAAGAATACTTGGTAATAGACACTTTTGGCATAATTAAAATCCTCCCCATGATCATTCGCCGGTCTTAATATCATTACAGCCGAAGAGCGTCCACGAACGAATCCGTGTATCTCAAGGCATTCCTCGAACTCATAATTATCACGTTCCTCGTCATGATCATCTTTAACCCACTTACATGGTTTCCCATCTTTAAATGGGATTCTTAACTGTTTCTTTGTCATAATTGTTTTTTATATTAATTGTGATATTACTCTAATAGCATAGAAGGAAACGCCCTTTCTCTCATCATTTGGATAAAACTCATTCCCGTTATAAGTCACTAACCATGCTTTCTCATAATTATATTGAGTGCTAGTCCAATAACTTGTAGCGCCTTCGTCTATATCTAATCCATCGATAAGAGACATGCATCTGTTAATCTCATCTAAATTATTTATGATCTCCATCCATTCTCCCACTGATGCTAGATATCCCATTTGCCCGTTCTTGAATTGAGTAACAGTACATTCATAAGCGGCACTAGCATGCGTATATTCCGCAATACTTTGTGTGTTTTGAAATCCATTAAAATCTTTTTTGGCTTCATTACTTGATGTTATTGTAGTCACTCCTTGGATCAATCCAGTCGTATTAGACCAGCTTCGATTCTTAATCTCAATACCTGAAATAACGAAGCTGCTGTTGTCGCTTATCAACGCCACTCCCACGGCGTCGTTTCTCCACGAATAATTCCATTTATCACGAGTATATAACTTGCCATTAATATGTAAGATATATATACCGTTTGAAACGGTTTGACCGCCTATCATCCTTCTTCTCATATTCTTCTACCTTATTGATGTATGTTTATAATTCTAAGTTTATCATATTCTTCAGTAAGAATCCCATGATCAAACAATTTGTTAACGTCTATTTCAAAGTCCCTATATTTGTCAGTTATATTGTTATCAGTCCACATGTTCAATATCCCCTTATCATCCAACTGCATATGGATAAAGCCTTTTGTCACCTTCTTTCCGGCTTTAAGAGCCTCTACGTCTTTATCGGTAATCTTTTTCATGCTTTCGATATTTTATCGTTACAATTAAATTCATCTTTCATCCTGATCTTTATGCCTCCATATGATAATTCCTTATGAGCTGTGACAAAATAATCAACCGCATCTTCATCTAATAAACTATGCGGGCACCTTTCCCATACAGGACTTTGATCTAGATGATCCCATGTGGCTACAAGTAACCTATTCTTGTCATCATCAATAGCTATTTTGTATGTCCCTGTAGTAGCCTTACGTTTAATGATCGCTCCATTTAACATCTGTTTCTTAGCCCAGCTCCATGAGCCTCTCAACCCAAATGTTCTTATAACCCAGTTATTTATCTTCTTCATTTCAAATTATTTGTTAAAAGTGTAATATAAATATAAATACATAAATTGAATAGGGCTATTCACCATGCCCTTATCAGTAGGATCATCGTATTTGTCAAGCCAAAGACGAAGCGCCTCCCAATCGATATCCTTACGGTCACATACCATGCAGGCTAGGTTAGCCCCGAATAGTTCCCCGTCGCCGCCCAGCGACTTGTTAAACCTCTTGGCTAGTCTTTCCTTGAATCCCTTATCATACCATATCCCGGAAGTAGCGGCATAACAATAATAAGCGTTGTATTTCATTTTCACGCCCATCTTCTCAAACAATGGTGTATGCCATATCCGATCTAAAAAGAATACTATTCCACGATATATGAAGGTTCGGAGATTTTTCCTGTATTCTTTCCCCAAGAAATTATCCACACAAGATATAGTCCCGCCTGAATAATACCAATTATTGGCGCCTCTCTTAACCTTATCCGTCATCTTGAACTTATTTTTCCTATCCTCTACTCTATCCCAAGGCTTTAATTTATCCTCGTTAAATGTCGGGCAATAATGATAGTAATGATTGATCCACGAGAGGTAGGGGTTGTATATCGTATATCCATTGTCGCTGACATATGAGTTCATATCATACCCAAGTTCTTTGGCTAGAATAGATCCTTCATCAGCTAATACCTTCAATATCGGGTTCAAGTTCCATATCTGATCTTGGCTGACGAACATCGAGTAGCATGGATCCTCATCCTCCCCATACCATCCTCCCATCCCGCTCACTATTTTATCCAAATCAAGTGAATAATCTTTCCCGGATGAAAAGTCATCTCTAAGGAAAAAACCTCTATATGGGATCATGTCATATACACCCGGTTGATCCTCAAACATATGTTTAGCGTTCTCGGTCAATCTGATCAATGTTTGCAAGGCGGAAGATATATCTATGGGCGCATATTCACACCTATAGACCTTATTATTTATCCAAAGATATTGAAGAAGCTCGGCTATATTAATAGTCCCGTCCTCCACATATCCTGTCTTGTTATCGAAGTTTATTTTGGCTAGAGGTATATTACTCCCTTGTGGTTGACCGCTTTTTTCATTACAACAATGCACGAACCTGTCAAAGAATATATCTTTCCAGCCAAAATATTTATCACTTAGCGTCATGAGCCTATTTCTTATCGTATAATGACATGACGTTAATAAGATCAGCCTTTCTGCACATCCCCTCAAGTTTATTAAAGCCATCCATATTATCTCCACTGACGATAATAGTAGGATATACCTCTATACCGTACTTGGATATCTCCTCATCCGTGGCTTTGTTCTCCGGGATCTGGTTTAACGTGACCTCACCCTCATACTCCTGTAACGTGTTGGCGATAATATATCGCATGTAATCGCTGTACTCAGCGTCTTTCTTCGTGAAAAAATCAATTCTTACCATTTTTAAATAGTTTTTAATTTGTTAATAATTAAATCCGCTGTAAATATAGCGTTATCTACCTCATCTACACTCAACCTCCTCCCATCGAAATCGTTGGACAATAAATCTTTTACGATCTGATATCTTCTCAACTCCCAATCTATGTCTATATCAAAATTAAGATGCCTTACACAATCATAATTCAGCTCCTTACGATTCTTATCAAGGTACTTAACTATCGGGAATGAAGTACCATTGTCAATAGTACGTGCGATCACATTAATGTACCTACCAGTCCTTTTGTCAATAGCTTTTAATTTCTCGTCTACTATTATTTCTCCTGATCCTTCCATTCTATTAACCCTTTGTTATGTTTATCGTAATATAATAACGCTATGGCGTTCCAGCAAATTTGTGCCAAATGCATCAGCCCTGTCTCCTTATCATATCTCTCGCCTTTCATGTACGCCGTCATATGGCGAAGTAAAGCCGCTCTATATCTCTCAAATCCATCAGGTATATTCTGCCATGAATTGTCGGCGTATTTCTTAGCCCCCTCCGTATATACCCTCACGATATCCTCTATCTCAGCCAAAGGAAGGAGATCCCACCGAAGCTTGCCGTCGGCCCGGTCGTCCTTGCCGCTGCCGTCTTTCCCTACAAGCGGTCCGCTTTCCACCACCGCGTCTCCTATTTTTGGCTTCCCGAAATTCATCGCCTCATCTGCCGTCTCATCATCAATAAGCCTTAACTTGATAGCCCTGCTTAACGAGACAACCATCTCCTCATCAACCCAAATAAATTTATATGTCTCATCAAATAACGGTTCTATTTTCATTATCCCCGTATTGTCGGCGGTTTCAAGTACCTCAAATACCTCACCATCATAAACAACCTTGTCGTATTTGCTAAATTCCTCTTTCATTTCAAACTCCTTTTTGTTTTATTAATAAAATTCACTAAGATCCCTGCATTCCGGTGTCTCTCCTGTCATAGAATAAAGCTCACCAGATGATAGATATACGCAATGCGAGGTCTTCCCGTCTCTCCACTCGCTTTGCTTCGTAATTCCGCAAATAGCGCAGCGTTGGATCCCCGGCCCCGCCTTTACCCACGAGTGCCGTACGTTTTTCTTTCTTGTCCTGTTGGTGTCGTCAAGTTTTCTCATGATCAATCCTCCAAGGCCGTTACAATTTTATCTTTCCCGATAATAACCTCGTTCCCGCTTCTTACATCAAAGCATCTCTCACCCTCTGCCTCCTTGAAATAAAGAACGCCATTGTACTCGAATAAACCGAAGCCGTAATCGTTTAGCTTCATTTCGTTAAGTTTCTTGAATTTATACACGTTTTTCATATTCTCCATATTATATTGCATTACTGGAAATATCATTATGATACTTATACCTATTACAAGCAACCCTGTGTAAAACTTTTGTGAATCATATTTTTTCCATCCCTCCATCATCATGGCAAAGGAGATTACTGTTATTATAATAATAGATATCAACCCTACCATATCACATCCTCCTCTCTTTCAGGAATCCCATCATATCCTCCACGCTAAGCTGGAATCCGGCAGCCGCCTTATGGCCTCCTCCACCTGGGTTGGCCTTGCGTGCCAGCGCCGAGACATCCACCTCCTTCTTGGTGGTATAGAACGAGCATCTGAAGAATCTGCCGTTCCAGCAAAATGGCATCATCAAATCATGTTTTCTAGGATCGTACATAGACTCGAATGTGGTGGAGTTAAACTCCGTAGTATTCATACATATCGCCTTGTATCCAAATACATCAGCCTCGAATGAGAACATATTTATCTCGCCCCTGTTTTTCTCAACGATATACTCCAGTATCGCCTCCCCGTTCCTTATCATGTCATATATGAAGTCATGATCGCCATCCATGGCCTTTGCCGCCATATCCACGTCAAGACCACAATATCCTCTCATCCCGTATTGGAACGCCATGACATCACTCCATTCGAAGCGATCATGATCCCATACATCATAAGTGCTCAATAATTTTACCACGTCAGGGGTTTCGATATCATCGAAAAGATATTCCCACGTAAGCTCACAGGCCGCCGTCCCTATACACCTCTTGCCCTTTACCTCGTAATCCCTCATATCGTCTATGGCTGTCTTATGATGGTCTATCCATATGACATCTGTACCTTTATCCTTCCACTCATCGAAAAGGAATCTTGTTCTGTTTCCAAATGACACGTCAACTACAAATACCTTATCATATTTATTCACGTCAGGTATTTCCTTGCCATAATTGTAAGGAAGAAGATCAATGTTACCTTTGAAATACTTTTTTACTATAGCCGCTGACATTACTCCGTCAAGATCAGCCTCATGATATATACATCCTGTCATAATCTATTGTTTTTAATTAAAAAATCTATGTATTCTTTTATCTCCTTATTTCTATCATTATCCCAGTCAAATGTCTCGTTTATGAATTTGAAGTACGATACTGGGATCGAATGTAACATCCACCCACTATACTTTCCAAATGTCATTACCGTAGAGCCAAGGGGATGATCCGGCCTCCCGGGTACAGGGGAGGCGGTTACGCCCTGCGCCAGCCCCCTCCTTCGGTCTTTCTTGGCGGCTTTGATATCCAGATCTGTTTTCGTTACCTTATCCCCCATCGGGATATTAGTGATTAGTTTATCGCCGATAAACATCCCCCATCCATATCCCTTGTAGTTCTCTATGCTAAGACCCCGTATATCGCCGAATCTCGAAGAGTTATCGCAGCAGTCAACCACCATCGCACTATCCTTTCCATCCTTGATTCTCACGGCTCTACCAATGGCTTGGTACCATGTAGAGAACGAGAACGTAGGTCTACCGAATACCACGCAGTCCAGTCCGGGATGATCGAATCCGGTTCCGAGGGCGGAATAGTTGAACACCACCTGCGTCCCACCTGACTTGAACCTCTCGACTATAGCCTCCCGTTGTTTCTTTGGCGTGCCTCCGTGAACTACCTCCGCCATGCCAGCGCATATCTTGGCGTTTATCCATTCGGCGGCCGTATTACAGCTCTCAACAGAATCCATAAATACCAATATAGACTTACAGCTATTCTTTAATATCATCAATCGGCGTAAAATAAGGTTGTTTAAGCCATTTTTTCTCACCGCCTCACTAATAGACTCAGCCGTATATTCGGAGCCGTTAGAATTAAGCTTAAGGGCATCTCCATTGAAATCCCATGTCTCATATTTAAGAGGTGTCCAAAATCCTTGCCTTATCATCTCCTCTACCTGTATCACGTGAATCAGGTTCTTGAAATATACCGGTCTCATACGAGTGATGAAATTAAGTTGGGAATATGATATCTGTCCTATCGACATGTTTTTAAGTCTACATGGCGTGGCTGTAAACCCTATCACCTTTCTCGGCTTCAGCTCATTCATGAATGTCATGAACTCACTGCCGTCCTCAGGACTGTATCCGGCATGAGCCTCATCTATCAATACATTTCTGATTCCCATCTCCTTAAGCTGCCCAACAACCTTCTTGATAGACCCTAACGTGGCGTATATCATGTTAGACAGCTCTTTCTTGCCACAGGAGGCGGAATAGATGGTAGCCGGTATGCCATATGATGTAAGCTTATCATAATTCTGCTGTAGCAATTCTTTTGATGGTTGTAATATTATTGTCTTGTCTCCCATCAATCTAGCCGCTTCTGCTATGAGGATCGATTTACCGCAACCTACAGGCCCTACGATCAATACCGGATCATGTCTATCAGAGTTTATGTAATCAGAGATGCTTTTAACGCAATCCTCTTGATATGGTCTTAGTTTATATATCATTTGGATTTATAGTTATCAAAAACAGCCTTTACGTATTTTAATTTCACTGGGCATTCACGATCGTCAAACATTTTTACCATCAATGTATCCATCGTCTTACTTATAGCTATCACCTCTCCCGTGCCCACCTGGGTATGGATTATATCACCTACCTTTATATCGCATTTAATCATGATCTAGTTTCTTATTAAATTCCTCTATCTTGCTCCTATCTGTCTCATTCACCATCTCAGCCTCTTCCTTGAATATGTCATACCCTTCCCGGATATTGTCTCCAACCATATTCTCTATCATCTCCCTTAGCTCATCGCTTCTTACGGCGAAAGATATTTGGAACGATTTACTTGTGCCTTTCATCAGGTAATCAATCTCCTTTTTACATTCTGTCATTAACCGATCCAGATTATCGAACTTAACGAACTTGGAGTTGCCGTTGGCTTTCCTTACCCCATCCTTGAAATCCTCCAATATCCCGTTAAATACATCCGCCATACACATCATGGAATGTAGCCATACCAGCATATTGAATTTATATTCATTATCAGCGTTATTCATCAAACTCACCAAAGACTCGCTTTTTGTCAACATGATCTTCGATTCCCGGTCTACGATATCCTTTATCTCCTGCCGGTATTTCATGGCGCCAACGAAATCCATCTTAGAATAACATTCATTTGATTTCTCTACCAATTTCCTGATATCCTTTCTAGACATCAGAAGATCCAATACCTGTTTTTCTCTTTCGTTTCTATCCATAACCAATTATTTATTGACACAAATATAATTAAAGCCTAGATGTTTACCTAGGCTTTTTAATAAAGTTATTCTTTTTTATTCTTTCTTTTTGAATCATCCCAATCCGATGAGTACCTGCATGTCCCTTGTTTATGGATTGAGAAATCGCACCAAAAACACAAGGGCTTGGGGCGGGGTTCAAGGCAGGCCGGCTGGCGTCCCATGAGGTAGCGTGTCTCATACTTATACCCTTGTTTGGCGTCGTCCCAAACGTGAGCTTGATAGCTATCTACTTTATTTGTCTCGAAATCATACATATCAAGGAGAATATCGTTAAGTTCCTTGACCGATCTCTCCACTTTCTCCTTATCTACCTTCACGTTTTGATTGTCCAGCATACGGGTAAAGAAATAGCTACACATATCCGGAAGTACCTTGTATTTCCTTAGTATGTAAAAGGCGTATATCGGGTGCTGGAGATTGTGAAGCAATTTATCCTTATCGAATAATTTTCTCCCAGACTTCCAGTCTATCGTATACATAGCTGTTCTGTCTTTTGTCTTATACTCACCTCTCCAGTCTACTGATCCTATGATATGTACCTTATCGTATGTCACGCCATCCAATGTAAGGGGCTTGGGTAGCTTATAAGGCAGGACGAAGTCCTCCTCCACGCCGGCCGGTCTCGACCCCCGGATCACCTTCTCCATTGGCGTAAGATCGGACCACGTCTTCTTATAATTGCCAGCGGCATCCTTCTCAAACAACCCCACAATCCATCTTATTAACCTAGCCGCATGTTGCATAGACTCGATCTGGGATTTTACGCTATCAAAAGGAATCTTCTCTATATCCGCATAGTAATTGAAAGCCTTACTCATATCCTCATAAGAAGGTCTACATCCGTTCTTGAAGAAATACTCCATTGTCTGGTGGATAACCGTACCATATGACGTAGCCTCGTGCTTCTCCGTGGATCTATTCCCTTCCACGTAAGTCTTATACCATTTGTATGGACATTGGACGAACGTATCTATCTGGGAGTATGAGGCGGCGAGGACCTTCTTCCCGTCTATGACCTTACATAACAAATTATTCTCCGGTATTACCATAAAGCTTATCTATGTTTATGTCATGTCCGTATAAATCCATTAACAGGTTTTGTAGATGGTGAAGATTCTTAATCTGAATAGGATCGCTTAGATCGTCTTCCAGATCCCTAAGGCTAAGATAATACCCATCATCAAAAATCTCTATAGATATTCCGTAGCCTCGATATACATCCCGCCCCTTATCACGCTTGAAATAGATAGTATCAAGTATATTATCATTTATCTCAATAGGCATGACATCATCTTCCCCGGAATACCATTTCATTATCCCGTCATCAACCTCACGTTCAAGGACCAATGACTTACTTTCATTACGAATACCAGTAACGCACCCTACTCTCCATATATTGCCAGCCTTGTCTTTTACAAGATCCCCTATCCTTAGTTCTTTAGCCGAAATCATACTCGTCCTCCTCGTTATAATCGTCATCGCAATCATCGACAAGAGGGGTTTCTAGCCCCTCTTCCCAATCATCATATCCAAAGTCCATTACTTACTCTTAAACCAATCATACAACATATCCACAAAAATCCCTACAGTTAGTTCATCAACAGATTTATCACCGAAGACATCATCCGGTATCCTTATATCCATCTTTTCTTCAATCCCCATCAATACCTCTAATAAATCAAATATATCCATAGCTAAATCAGATGACAAATTACTGTCTTCTCTTACATCGTCAATTACCTCTATATTATTAATGTAATTGAACTCATGCATTTTATCGAATATCTCTTCCCTCGCCATCTCCAATAACTCATCTCTTTCCATAATCCTTTAAATAATCGTACAACATATTTGTAAGCTCTCCTACCGTCAATTCGTGATAAGGCTTGACATCAAGTACTTCATCAGGTATACATCTACCAGTTCTCTTCTCCATTTCCATTACGACTTCCACGAAGTCAAGGGAATCCATGGCCATATCCGCGCCCAGCTCATCATTATTGGTTATCGATTCAGGACGATTAAGCCCATTAAATTCACCTACTTTTTCGAATATCACCTCTTTTATCATTCTCAATAATTTATCCTTTTCCATAATCTAAATCGACATTTTTAATCTTCTACCTAATTTTTTTTTTATATCTGATATTCTTTCGATGTCCATCTTAACATCTCCAGTAATAGTATACTCCTTATCCATCTTCCTTGGAGGATCCGGGAGTCGGCTTACGGCGAACAACCATGCCAGTTCCTTGTTCTTGTTCTCCCTAAGATACAGATCGGATGTCATGCCATACATTTTTATGATCGTATCGAATAACGTTGATTCCGATAAGCTCATATGTACGCTATAGACGTTTGACGGCTTCCATATCAAGTTATCCAACCTCATCGTATATTCACGTTTAAGGTCTATATGGGATATTACGGCCCTTACTATAGGTTCTTCCTTGAAGTTGGTGTTAGCCACAAACCAGATAAGCCTTTTCTCCACCTCCTTGATAGCTCCTGTATCCTTACCCATATCGTTATATACCCCAACAATACGGTCCCGGATCCCCTCGACCTCCGGTGTCAGACCGGGTGTCTCTATCAGCATCAGCAGCGATCCTCCCCTTGGAGTTATCTTCCACTTCCCATTCTTCTGAAGCTCGATATAACCAGACGCTTTATAACTATCTATTTTCTCCTTTGGAATGATGTTAGCCATCTCTTCTTTCTGCCGGATCATCAAAAGATACCCGACATCAGACATCGTTAATCCTGATGTCATCATCTGCTCGAAATTTATATACATATGCAAATAAGTTAAAATATTGACCTAATCTTTCTAGCTACCCTCTCGACTATATCGGGATGATCATTTCCGTTATATATATCTATTAGCGTATCTATTATATGTAACCTTATGTTTCTCTTTGATGGACGAAACCAAAAATCTCCATTTTTTTTGTTTACAGGTTTGAACATCTTCAGTTCTGGTATAAGATAACACGCTACACATGATCTTTCGGCAAGTGATAATTCAACCGCTGCCCTTTCTATTGCTCTACATATAAGCGAATAATTACCATTCTTTATTAAATTGTAAGCCCTTGTCAACACCCTAAGGGCGTCTGCTTTCGATAATCTCTTTCCCTTTTTCATATTGTTTAACTGTATAAGATTCATTAGCCATACCAACCCTACCAACTGATATGGATTGATTTATTGATTGATTAAGATGCCCTATAACCGACATCTTGGCTCTAACCGTATTAGCGCATCTTAGAAGGATTCGATAATCCTCTAAAGCCCGCTCGTACCTTACATCCACCCTAGCTCTTTTATCGGCGTCGGTCATACTCTTGCATGTCCCGTCTTCTCTCAGGCTTATAGCGATCTTATCCCGTATGATCCTGATATCATCCTCGGCTATCACCAGCTCAGCGTCAAGAACGCCTTTGTAGGAGCTAAGAAGATCCTCTACCGCTACAACCTCCCGCTTTAGATTCTCCAATTCCAATACCATAGAGTTGTCGTTCATCCTCTTATACTCCTGAACTTTTTTGGATACCTCCTCGCAGATGTTAATGATCTCCTTTTCCCGTTCCCGGTTGATGATATACCTGATGCTGTATTCAGACATCTCCTTTAAATAGGATATAATCTCCCGTATGCCCATCTTATTCTCGGTGGAGAAGTTGGCTTTTAACAACATCTCCATGCCTTTCATAATAACAAGCAAATAATTCTTTCTAAGTCTCATGATTAATATGGTGTTTCGTCATGTACTATATTGAAATCATCACTGGGCGGTATGTATTGCTGCTCCAATGGAATACTGGGAGGCGGAGGCGGTAGCGTAACGACTGTCGTGTCCGGCCTCCCACTGCCTACAGGGGCATCCGAGCCTCCCGGTCTTTCTTGGCGCACCACCCCTCCATCAGGATAATATCGCTCATATCCTTTCATGATATCTACATGTATCGCATCAATCTCTTCTAACGATCTCTGACGGACTTTTACTATATGATGGAATATAAGTCCATCTACACGGAAAGAGCGCCTTGATTCACTCTTAAAACGTTCCAGATTAGGATACCAGCCTTGCGGGAATTGCATGTATGATGAATATCCGTATCTTTTTGGGATATTCAACGCTACCATAGCCGTACACAATTGCCCCAATGTATCTGATTGATAGAAATCAGATTGTTTTGGCATATGGTCCTTAGGATCCCGTCTTCCCTCAATATCACGGTTAAGTTGTGATATTATAAGAAAGAATATATTGGGAAAAGTTCTTTTAGCTATATTACACATGGTTATCAGACTATCTATATTCCTCTTAGCGTCACCCGTGCCTTGTATAAGAGCTGTATGATCTATGGATACAAATACCATTTTCTTATCCTTGTTCGCTGGCATATAACTATTCCATAAGAAGTTCTGAAGCTCGTCTACTGTCGATGGTTTAGGGATGTATGTTATTCTGCTGGAGTTTTCCTCCTTAAGACATTTCTGCATTTCCTTTATCTCTTCATCAGACATCTCGTTAAGGAGAATATCTTGTATATCCTTTCCCATTTTTTTTGATAGTGAACGTAACATCAAATCCTCTGGATTCATTTCAAATTCACATCTGAGCCATACATAATCATCAGCTTGGGGATTGATATTAACATTCATTACATTGCTCATAATCTTCTGAGCCAAATAAGACTTGCCCACTCCGGGCCTAGCGCCGATAGCCACCGCATGTTGTGGGTAGAACCCGCCCAGCAACGCCTTGTCAAGATAAGCGTATCCAGTACGAGCCGGGAGAAGCTCTCCCGACTGATACTTTCTTATCCTCTCATAGGCATCCATGATAATCTCCTTGGATGACCTCCATATCCTATCCTCACTCATCCTCTTGCGTTTCTATCGCCAGCCGTATCGGATTTAGACCCTCTGTTAGCTGATCTTGATTTATATCTAAGTCCTTTAGCCGTATGGCATAAATCCTTTCCCTTCCGATAGGCTTTACCTTTCAACTTATCGGTCTTGTAGTTCTTGCGACCCAACTCCCGTCTCTTGGCTTTCTGCTCAGGGCGGGCGTTGATCTTCTTATCCGTCTCGGCTTTCTTTCTTCTGGCCTCCGGATGTGTCCTATAGTATTCAGTCGATCTCCCCATCCTCGTCCTCCTCGTCATAATTATAATCCTCTACGATAATATCCTCTCCATCTAAATATGAGGCTTTATCTCCGAGTCTGCTTCTCATGCTCTCGTAAGGATCATCTCCGTCCTTTATCTCCCACACACATACGTATGGACCTATTATATCACTAAGCATCTCTGCCCGGTTCTCGCTGATGCCTTTTTCTATCATCTTATCCTTGCAATAAGATTTGTTGTACACCGATCCTCCAACATAAAATTCTGTTGGCTTATGAATAAAAATTACTTTCATTTTTTATTCTATTGATATTATTGCCCAAATTTATTTGTTTTCACCTACATAATCTCCATAACTCATGTCTGTATCACAGACTACCGTATTGGTTGTATTGTCTACCACATGAAACAGAAACTCCGGGCATCCGTGGCAGGCGTTACTCCCGATCGCCACCGCTCCGTGCCTAGAGCAAGCCTTACCTATCGTGGTACCCTCATGTATCTGTATATGGTTCTTCCCATATACCTTGATATGTCTCATAACATTAAGCAATGATAATAAGGACATCTTATACGGAGACACATGCTCTTCTGGTATTCCTAGCTCACTGGATAACTCTTTGTAAAAGTTTTTCCTTTCATAACTCGACTCTTTCAAGAACCTATCGATCTCAATAGCTGTTATATCCATGGCCCTAAGAAGCTCTGGTTTCGCCAATCTCCCTACTGGTTTACCCATCGAATCAGACCTCATCCAAGCCCCACACTTCTCGCACCCTACTTGCTTCCCCTCTACCGTATTTATCATAGTGGACGGGTTCTTGCAGTATGGGCATATGGACCCGTTTAACATAGCTTTCTGGGCTAAAGACAATTCTTTCATACCGTCTCCTCCATCTTAACATTAAATAGATTGCAGAATCTATTAAAATTCTTGTTTTCTATTTTCATGTCCTCCTCATACCTGTCAATTGACTTGATGAAATCATTGTAACAGTCCTTGCACATCCATTGATTGATCACCGCCACGTAATAACCTACGGATGTAGGTCTGTTACACATATCGCAAATACCTAAGCACCCATATCTGGTAAGCTTATCCATCATCTCCTGTCTTGTTATTTCAAGCACCTTGAATCCCTTGTAATTATCAACTACCTTTGCCATTATTGTAAATTTGTTTAATTATAAAATAATCCGCTATATCCATCCCCTCATCTATATTGGGTTTTGATTCTAGAAAATCACTTATCTCTATATTCATCCCCCTCATATCCTTGTCTACCTTCTTTCTCCATTCGTTGAAAGCGTCGCCCTTATCCGGGTACAGGACTATCCGCCTCCTACCCAATGTCTCTACCATCTCCCTCTTCAACATATGGATACCGCCACAGGCCATGAACAACCTACTAGGGTACACGATGTTGCAGATAACAGCCGTCTTCTCTGACTCTACTATATACACCGGAGCGTCATTGGGATAGAAGTTGATAAGGAACTCCCCGAACAGGCATTGCCTAAGCAGGTAATCCTGACCGTCCAGTATATGCACCCAACATACATGATCCATGGGAACCTTTACCCTCTTCCCGTCAGGCCCGTAGTCCATTATCTTCCCGGTTCGCACCACCCAATTCTTATCCAGTTGCCAGAACACACAGCACTTACCCCAGTCCCCGAATCTCATCATCCCCACCTTATACAAGCTAAATGCCCTATTGGTATGATACGATCCGAAGATATTGGATAGATAATCCTGAAGATCGGATGTCTCGAAAGGATTAAGCGTCTCAAACATCTTGCTTACCGGAATGCAGTTGGCTATATCCGGATCTACGGGAGGTCTGTACCTCCTTAATACTTTGTTAGAATCGGTAAAAAGATCATTGCTCCCAAGCTCATTGCCTGTTGGGTATTTAAAATAACCACATTTATTTTTATGATCACATACCCCAAACTGCTCCCCTACTATCTGTCCGGTGGTTACATCTACGTACGGCGTAAAGCATCTATCCCTGCCGCATTGCGGGCACGTCAGCTTTCTTCTTGGCTTACTATGATCCAATTCATATCTGTGAACGCTCTTGTCAAATTCCCTAAACTCCATTATCCTATCCTCTCACTCATGATTCGATAAATATAATCTCTCAGTGATTCTTTTCTTATCAAGTTATTCAATTCAAAATCACTTTCTATATCCAAAGATCCTATTCTTGATGTAACCGTATAATTAGTTTTCTCGAACTTATACTTCCCTTGAAGATATACTACGGTAGCCATATTCAATATAGGGTTGTCAGTCTGTCTCTTCAACTTATATTGGCTGGTCTTTGCGGTAGGATCACCCGGAGCGAAGTTATATATCTCCTCTATCTCCAATATCTTTCCATAGTTCTCCAGTATCATTCTTCTATATAACTCAAGTTGGAAAGCATACTCGTCATAGAAATTGCCTTTCCTGTTTGATTTGAAGTCCAATATAGCGAATATCCTCCTGCATCTCTTTATCTTCTTTTTCTCCGTCTTAGGCTGACCTTTCTTGGCTCCCGTCTTATAGGACTCTCCTGTCTCGACCTCTATCTCCACCATCTCCGGCTCGCTATCCATCTCCACCACTGCGTCCACCGAAGAAGCTACTTTCAATCTCCTTGACCTCAACATCTTCTCGATCAATACAGGTTTTACATGTCTTTCCTTGCAGAATATGGCAAATGATATCAGATCCTCTATCAGCTCATCAATGTTATCCACTAATATCCGCTCCATCCTATACTTGTCTATTCTTAGCTTAGCCTCCTTGACAACCTTCCTTATCCATGTCGGGATCAGCTTTATCTTAACCCCAGTCAGATACAACCCAAACAGATAATGCATGATAGTACCTAAATCAGCCCTGTAGTTAGCGTACTCATCAGGATCCTTACCCTTGAGCCTCATCTCATTCTTCCACTTCTCCAAGGCTCCGGACGTATCACAATACCCATTGGCGATATTGTTAGTGGCTCCATCGTATATAATAGGATACCCATCAACATCCATCTCATAATATACACGCTTGCCAGCGACAGTCATTCTATATAACACAGGTGTCGGGATATCCTTGATCCATTCAGCGGCATAATACTGTTGCTCTGTCTCCAGATCATACTCAACTTCCATCTCCTCCTTAGGCTCGTTTTTAGGCTCTTCAGCAGGCTTTTCCTCCTCAGCTATATCTTTCTTTGGGATCGTTGACAAAACGTCTAATATGCCAAAGAAAGCGGTAAATTTAGGATCTGTATGATATGATCTTAATACTGGTAATGATGATCGCCAGTAATATGATGACCGATGCTCGTCCGCTATCTTACCTAAAGCCGACCATTCCACCTCCCCATCATCCGCAATAATCACATTGTGTCTCTCGGATAAACGAACTCTCATGTCATCAAACGGCTCTTGATCGCTTATGACTTCCATGATCGTCCCATAACTATATACTGTGTCACTTATAGCCTTATATCCTAGGTCTAAAAGTAATCTTTGTTTTCTTCTATCCATGATAATAATCTGGTTTTTAATTTACCATCCTCCTCGACTCTAGGTGCGAGATCCCTCATCCTTCTGGCTGCCAACAGCCATACGTTGCCAAACTCGTCCAAGAGCCGGCTGAAATCCATCGTATCTAATAGATAATCGAATCTTGTATGCTCATCAGCCGTCAAGTAGATAATGTTATCATTATCCTCAGCAACTGATTTATATTTCCGTTTAGGGTATAAGTGGCATATATTGCCTACTCCGGGGCATGGTATATACATCCCCGTAAGGGATCTTCTTACCATACTTAATCTTGCCACATGAGCGCCAAAAAAGATGCTGAGGCTTCGTCCCTTCGGCTTGGCCTTCACCCGTATCGCCGTCCTTTCCTTTGGCGGTAGTTCCCTAGCCCGGCACGCAGGGCACAACCCCTTGCTCCTTATGGCTACTATCCTGCCGCACCTCTCACATGGTAACATCCTACCCTTCATGCTTTTTTCTTTTTATAACTTTTATTAAACTCCATAAGGCTCATAGCCCTATACCTCTTAAGCCTATTAATCTTACCCTCAGTCCAATCTTGATCCTTGAAGTTGATGATCGTGTCGAATATCTGAGCTAGTTCCCGGATATTAAAATTCCTGTTCTGTATCTTCTTATAGAATCCTGACCTACTATATCCTAGCTTGGATGCCAGATAAGTCTTATTAGATAATGTGAGGATACGATAAATCGTACCCTCCATCTTACTTATCTCCATCAACTTCTCGGCTATGGATGATGTGGTTTCATAGCTAGCTTTATTGCTTACTATTCTCATTTTTCTCCGGATTCCTGATCTTACCATCAAACTCGTAGAAGTCCATCAGTTTCTTCTCTTCCTTGATACAAGTGACAACGAAATCTGATATGGTTCCTTTCATGCCTTCCTCGAAATTCTTTTTGGCATGATCAAGGTCATTGGCCCGAACGATGTAGTTAAACGCCTTGCGTTTCTCATTACCCGATTTCTCGTCTACCGTAATATAATCAGCCGTGACCTTATAGAACCGGTCTCCATCCATGGCAAATAATTCCGCTATCCGGAATCGTTTGATATCAACGCTAAACTCACCGGAGATGAATGGTCTCATTTCCTCTATGATTCTAGCCTCACATTCGGTATAAGAAAAGGCATCTACTAAATACTCTTCCTTTACCTTTTTCTTCATGCCGTTCTCGGCATCGGTCTCATAAGAAACCGTACATTTAAACCAATTGTGCATTTTAATCTATATTATTGTTAAACAAAGGATAATCCTTTATCCCTTCACGAATATATCTCTCCGTATCATCATCCACGTCATAAGCCTTCTTGAAAAATATCATAGCCTTGTCCGTGTCGTGATCCACCAACGGAAGATATTCCTTTACGAAAAGAACTTTAAGATGATTCATGTGATCAATCTTGCGCCTTACATCAATTACTTTTGACCATATCTCGGCACGGATTTCACCCATCTTTTTTACATTTTCTTTGTATTCGTTTACCTGATCTTTATACTCCTCCTCGATCTCGTTGTTCTTATCCTTGACAGACTTATAAGCTTCCTTATCTTTCGTGTCAAACATCGGAACATGCCTGATATTGATTATATCCAATCTACTGCATAGCTCCTCATTGGATACGGTGAAATCATATCTAGTCCTGTATAGATCAAATTCACTTAATAACTTAGCTATCTTAATAGCATCATTCTGATCAAGAACGGCTATATTCAAGCCCTCCAAATAGTAGAAGAAATGAGATGGAGAAATAGATTTATAGCCATACGTCTTCATGACTGGAGGCTCATCCATAAACCTGACACCTTCCTCCGCACATCTTATTACGACCAATTTCTCTACCTGCTCATCAGTAAGATCATATATCTCCTGATCGGTCATCTTATCAATTGTCTTCATCATCCTCATCCTCCGATATCGTTATAGCCTTTGTAAACTTTTGTTTATAGACCTCACTCATAAGACAGGCAAAAGCCCTATCATCCATACTAGCCATAGTATTGGCCTCTACCGTCAGATCCATCTCGATGTTCTTTACCGAGATTTCATAGTTATCATCATCTTCTTTATAGAAAATGACTTTACCACCATACTCGAAACCATCATCTTCGATCTTAACCATATCGATGATCTTCTCCAATTCCTTTACAAACTCACTCTTTTTCATATGTGTAATTTTTATGTGTCTACAAAAGTAGACATTTTGTTTTTGAATTAAATTAAATAAACATTATTAATAGTTAATATCATCCTTTCTCCTATCATTCATGTTTAGGTATATAATTACCTTATTATATTTTGGTAATTATATACTTTCACATATTGCCTATCCATCAGCCACCCGTAAGGACTGCCACCAAACTCCCTGTCCATCCGCTCCGCCGCCCCGATGATCGCCTTTCGATTCCCGAACGAGAGCCACGAAGTAATGAGCCCACTGACCTCCGCGTCCCGCCCGGAATACCGCCTTGGGAACTGGACGGGGTCGCCGGCAATAAAGTCGGCGGTTTCGTATTTGTCCGCCATGCATTTCGGCATGTCTACAAATTTGTCATTCATTGTTTATCCCTTCATTTGTTCGCATGCCAATCTTTCAAGTTCCGGTGTAACGTTGGTATTCATTATGCCTTTCAAGCAAGGGCATTGTCGCCAGACTATATCATAAATCTTTGACAATTCAATCAAAGCCTCATTGTTTGATTCAACTGTCATAATCCAATTGTCCGGCGATATCTCTATCTCCCTGCATGGTATTTCTTTCTTGCCTTTTGGCATATATCCGTTCTGATAGTCTTTTACATTACATCTACCAAAATATCTTCCAGTGAGTATTCCGTTTTCGTCCGTCTCAAACAACCCTCCTATCCATCCTATCTTATGGATGTTCTCCGTCCACGTTCGAGTGGCGAATAAAAACTTTTTTACAGGAACTTTTGAAAATGCATCAACATCATGGATACTCCCGTCCGGCTCTTTGAATATCGATGATTTTCTTTTATTCTGGCAACTCCCGTCTAAGCCTATTTTTTCCCATTCGCCATCGTCAAATCTCAAAGGAGAGATTATATCAAAACTGCAAAGTTTCTTGACGAGATTGATTTCAAATGGTGCCGAGAATCCGCTGTTACCATGAGAAGAGAACAGCGCGACAGCTTCTATTACCTGTTCGCGCATCCATTTGTTAGGACCGTCCTCTTCTTTGCTATATCCGGCTAATTCCAATTCTCTTATCGCATGTTTACATAAATTACTGTTTGCGATAATATACCGAAGAGCCTTCTTGTTGATAAGGCTCTTCTTGCTCATTTTCTTTACAATTCTTCTACTCTTTTTCATGTTTAATGTTATTTAATGCTTTAATCACCAATCTCCTCTATCATTCGTATTGTGCCATGACCATCTGTTTCGCGAAATCTTTGTACGCCACTATTTTTCGCAGGTTTGCTCGCATTCGTATTTCCCCGATACCGCCGACCGGAGACAAGGCGCCTGTATTAACACCTCTTCCCATGTTTATTCCTCCTTGTTATATAATTGCTTGTTTTTATATTCCAACATCCTTCCCATCCTCTTTAACCCAATTAACTGTATCGCAATACCAACAATACCCTGTCTTGGAATCCTTTTTATGAGAATGGGATCCACATGTGGCGCACCAATAATTATCATCCATATTGTATGTATAACTTTCATCCTCATGCATTTTGGCTATTCTAGCTACCCTATCCTCCAGCAGATCCTTTAGATAATGGCATTCGTAAGGTCTATCCTCTTCCTTTAATATATAAATATCGATATCCATCATGCTCCCCATCCTGTCCGTACACATACACTCGGCGGCATGGCGCACGTTCCCTTCCGGCATCCCCGGAACTATCTCCCGGATCACCGCCTCCATCTTCTGTTGGTATTCGGTGTCTACTTTGATCACCAAATCCTCTAATTTATCTATTAAACTCATGATCTTTTTACCTCTTTATATATAACGTCTATATCATCTTTCCTATCTACATCAATACAATGGGTATCCTTACAGTAATAATTCTTACTATTATTAAATACGCATCCTTCACAATTAGCATCACTGGATTCAACCACCTCCAGTTCTACTTCTTTCGAACCAATATTATATTTAAATATAGAGCCTATCTTATGATACCCTATATTCTCCAAAGTTATACTATTATTTATCATATCCTCATGTCCGAATACGCTGTTAATAAAATCAAGCATCTCATCATTGAATGATCCGCTTTCTTCTTGCAGCTCCCTACATTCATCCTCGGTCAATCCACAAGAAGACACCAGTTCCTCTGCGGCCTGCGTCCATCGCCCGTCGTGGGCTAGCTCCTGAACCGCCAGCCATATCCCTTGGTTCATGCCCTCCATTCTTGCCTTATCTAAAATATCCTTATCATTCATATCCTCAATCATTTATATCCTTGTTTCTTACAATAATCTCTATATTATCCAACATCTTATCTCGTAATACCTTTTCTACCATCCTTGAAACGATGTTAAAATCTCTGTTTTGAAGCTCATTCTCCACCATAACCTTAATCCACCGCTCTAAATTATTATCATTCCCGTAAGTATTACGTATACACCTCTCAACATATTGTCTTATATCAGATCTAATTGCATTGATTATATCTTCCTTCGTAAGCCCAAGCTCATTATGGATATAATTCTTTATCGCTTTATATTCTTTACTTGTTTTTGTACTCATATTTATCCCTCCTATTCAGTCATTTTTTTTAACAAAATTTCCCCATAACATATCAACATCATTGTAATGTCTACAACAAGCATTCTGTATTCTTTCTATCAACGGGATGAACCATAACTGAGTTATTCCGTAACGAGTTTGAATTATTCTGCATAGGTTTATTTTTATTATCTCCATGTCATCAATACTAGGAGATGTGTTGTTATCATCACATCTATCTAATATTGTTTGAATTGTAGCCAAATAATGATCCATGTCTTAAATTGTTAATTATATTACCATCTCCCATTTCCCGGCGTAAACAGTATCTCCCCTGTCCTCACCCAATGATTCCAGTTATTTTTAAGTTCATCAATATCATACGCCTCAGCCGACTTACCGTTATCAGATCTTTTTATGACCGACATAATACTTTCCGCTCGCACGCTCCAATGACTATAACAGTCTGTCCCGCATCCGCACGCCGTGGCTCTCCCGTTATCGAACTCCCAGACCAGAGGCCGGAGGCCGCATCGTGGACACGGCAACCATTCCATTGGATTCTCCGGCTCCTCATAAGCATCAATACACTTGTACTTATATCTCTCTACCATTATGATCAACCATTACAGAATTGATTTAATCTTTCGATTCCTCATCTCATTCTTATCCTTAAACATCATTATCCTATTAACAATTCCCTCCGATTCCATGTACGTCGAGAATCCATGTATTCTTAGATATTGGATTGCTGATAGTGATTTTTCTAATATTTCCTTATATTCTATATCTGTTTTAACTGCTTTCCCCATGATCTTTTCCCTCCATTTCTTCTAATATGATTTTAACCAGATATACTACCTCGTCTATCTGGTCGTAATAAACATTCACCCCATCAACTTTATCATTGTTTTCATCATATCCATCAACCATCAAATTATCTTCCCCCGATAAATACACGGATGTTATAGATAAACAAATCAACCCGTTATCGGTAAAGATCCTTATTTCAGCCGGAAAATCATCTATATGGCCTACGCTACTCACATCAAGATCAAGTCTCCCTGTTCTCTTGATCAAATCAACCATAGCTCCATAAGCTACTACGTTCGCATTTAATAGCATTTTATTTAATGCATTTACTCTTTCTACGTCCTTCATAATCTCTAACCCCTTTGTATTACATCGTTATACGTTATTCCGTTATCTTGAATTAGTTTCATAAACTGATCTTCGGTATAAGCCAGAGATTCCCCTCTGTTAGCCCTCTCTATATTCTCACTCATCATCCCTATAGCCTGTATTAAGGCTGTTGAGGAGTTGGCTATCAATTTAGCCGCTTCCATTATCCTATTATCGTCCATAATCATATTACTTTAACTTCCTCGTTCCACAAATGTCTTTCATGTACCATGGTTATTCCTATCAAAATCCCGGTATCTTCTCCCCAATATTCAAGTATTTGATTCCTGAATTTGTGACGCAATTTTTGTATTCCTCCCTTGTTTTTATCATAAGAAGAGTAATCTGATAATCTTACTGTCTCCATCGTTTACCTCCTTCATTTGTTCGTATACCAATCTTTTAAGTTCCGGCGTGGTGTTTGTTTCTTCTTATTTTCCCCCATACTTATTTCTCATTTCATTAATATAGCTCATATACCAATCTCTTATATCCTCTTCACTATCCATGCTATACTCTTTATTGAATGGATCGTATCTGATAAACTCCTCTGTTCGGCAGAATGGGCATGGAATCTCTTCCAATGGCTTGATTAGAACACCATCATCACCTACATTATCCAGATCATACAATATGCCATCTATGCAAGTCGCGTCTGGATAATTCGCACCGAAAAGCGGGAATTCTGGACATGTGTTTCTCATACTTGTACTATTCAAATTCGTTCTCATATTCCTTTCTCCTATCCACTTCCTTTAAATTCAAACCATCAGGTGTCAATATCTTCTTTTCCAACAAATCAAAGAGAAGCATCGCCCTTGACTCCACCTCTGTTTCCCCAAATCCGCTATATACTTCTGTTGGCGAATCGTAGGCATTGTAACGAACATAGGCAGCTTCGTAGTATTCGCTATCCTTATTCGGGAAATATTGTGTCAATTGCAACCAGTCATCCCATATTTTTGATTTACTGATATTTATCATACTTGGTAGTATCTTCCCAAGCTCATGACTCATATAAGCCGGTATGAGGTCGCCTTCTTTTCTATATGAATACCTCATTGTATTTTGTGTAACTGATTCTGTTTGGGATCCCCCTCCTTTCATCTCTTTCACAAAATAAAATTCCGACTCTGAATTTACACCCAACTCATGCAACTTTAATGCAAGCTCATAAGGGCACATAAAATTTTGATATTTCATGTTATTCTATATTTTCGTTTCTGTAATCTCCTGCATAGTCCAACCATACCCTGTAATCATTTCTGTACTTGGTCGCCTTTATTTTCATATTCCGGGATATATTCTTAGGTAATTATATACAACCTTGCACCACAAAGCATGAGCGGACGCCCCGCTTCCCCGACCGCCTTACCCATACACGCCGGCTCCACCGGTAACGCCGCCCATGACATCTTGGATGTCTCTCCCGTAAATCTGATAGTGATCGCCACAGCTCTCAAATGTTACTTGATAGCTGTTTAATCCCATCCTAATTGTCTCGCAATACCTTTCATCTCGCTATACGCGATCCTGTGACATCCAGCAACCAATATATCATTCTTATAGCTATTGATCTTCCATTTGTGACCGGTTGTATCCAATACCATATCGTGTTGGAATTTACTGCCATTATGGAAGAGCTTTATCAATTTCCAAAGTCTCTCAGCTTCAGCTCGTCCTATCTTGATATTCTTGCTAGTCTCAATTATGCCATTCTTAATGCGAAGTCATACGTTAGGCTGGTCATCCTCCAAATAATAATGTGGATATAATTCCAGAATCTTGCTAGACTTCCACATCTCGATCTGTTCTTCAAATTTTTTCTTGCGATCTTCTTTTTCTTTTCTTCTTTTTTCAAAAATTAAAGCCTCTTTTTTCGCCTTACTGTCTTCCCATCTCTGACATCTGGCCGCATACTCAGCCCACGTTCCTTCACCACAAATCTCATCTACTATCACATTGGTCGTTCCTAAAGTTTCTAACGCTTGGTGATTTAGCAACACCTCAAACACACGCTTTAACTCATGGACATATTCACTTTTAATCTTATCCGATTCATAAGATAACTCATGTTTAGTTCCGATCCAGGTGTTTGCGCTCTTTTTAAGAAGACTCTTGGGAGTACCCATATTAAAGAACTCAATATAATCCATTAGACTTCTAAATACTCCCCAAACATCCCTATAAGACAGGCTTGTTCTAACCTTCTTGTATTTCTCGATAACCTCTTTGATAAGCTCCAATTGACTGGTGATAAAAGCCATGCTGCCATCATCAGACATATTATATCCAACAGAAAATACCTTTGAACCAGTTGGTATTGCACTACAAACACAATGTTGATGTTTACAGGTAGAAGAAGAATAATACTTATCGTTAAGCAAATACGCCTTTTCACCACACTTATTTCTTACGATTCTTCCAACCTCAAAATGATAACCATAAGAATAAATACTTCTACCTTCAAAGAAAAGATTACTACCTCTTGCGGATTCTTTCTTTTCGTTTGCCCACAAATGAGCGACCATAGAGTTGTTCATATCTATTAAGTTTTGAGTGTTAATTATTGATTATACTTGCTAAAAATAACATCGACACAAGTTCCGCCAATAGCGTTTGCGTCATTATACGAATAAAAACCTTCTGTTCCCCAATCCACACCAACTGGACAACCATCTGCATGTTTTACAAAGTCATCAACTTCTTGCGCTTCCTCGTTAGATATTCCAGTGTAGTCACCATTAATCAAAGCCCCAATCCAATAAATCGGAAGCCTATATCTTATTATCTCTATATTCATAACTTTATCAATTTACAATTACTACCTTTTCATTCTATTTTATTCAATGGACCGGCATGCGCTTCCCCATTCTCATAATAAAGCTGACCCTCATACTGGTTATGATGAAGCTCCTCACGTATCGCATCTTCATCGTCAGCCCAATGTTCATATTCCTCATGCCATGACTTGAAGAAGTTATCATAACATTGTCTCATCAGATCCTCTAAAGAAAAACCCTCCGGATAAGTACACCATACATTGTAATAATCAATTATAGGTTTCAGGAGATAATAATCATAACACATCCCTGTCAATGGGCAATTATCTCCATAGTCAAACATCACCCTACTATACTTGTGCCTGTATTTGTATTTCCCATCAATATATTTACCTGACGTGGAGAAATACTTGCCCTTGATAATATATGGCATAATATTGTTGTTGATATATCTGAACAGTAATTTGCCGCATAGATTCTCAGGGAATATATCACGATGATAATCTATAGGATGTTCATAAATAGGATCTTTGTATTTAAACTCATAACTAAAATCATATCTCTCGTATCCAACTTCCCAACCATAAACATTAGTATCTGTCAGATCTTCAAAGGCTTCCATTGACTTTTTATAGTCTATGTCATAAGCATCCATACATTGCTCCATTACATTCCAACGCTCACGCTCTATGATCCTTTCTTGTGAGTCTTTTGGTAACTCATCAAACTCATACAGTTTTAATACAATCTTTTTCATAATCCCTCCTCTTTTAATATAACTAGATCCCTAATGTCAATCGAATGACATACGTACCTCCTTATGTTCACGTTTAGAGATATGATTGTGGCTATTCTCACGAACCACCACAATCCAGATTCAGATATTACTCATCCTTTATCTTTACGAATGGGTTTTCTACATAAAACTCCACTACATCCTTAGATTTTATAGATGTCACTATACCGGTGGTATCCACAAATCCATCTGTCTCATCCATTGTCAAATCTTCTATTTTATCTCCCGGCAGAAAACAAAGATTATAGTCTTGATCAATATACATAATCATCTTTAACCTAACCATGTCATCAATGACGCCTTTCATTCTCTCCACAACATCTAATTGATCATCAGTAAGCATTAATTTACTTTTTGAAGATTTTACTAATCTCATGTCTCCATTCTTGTCAACTACAGTCAAGTCATTGAATTTATACACATCTTCACATGTTCTGTAATATGTTTCCTTACAATAAATTTTTCCTTTATTATCTATTTCAACATCAAAACATTCCAACTTACACTTGACAGCTCTTCCGTTTTTGTATTTCCACACATCACCTATTGGAGCGAATCCGTATAATGACTCAAAAACATCATATATTGATAGTTTTGTCTTAGGGATGCTCTTATCCTTTTTAAAACATTCTTCGGACGAATAAAATAATTTCCCATCTAATGTCTTCTCAGCCCTACATCCTCCCCATGTTCCTACATATCTAACTACTCCATATGTAAAACTGATCAAGATTTTATCAATCTCAAACCACTTTAATTTTCCTGACATATCGTCAAAAAGATATCCACTCTCTAGATAAACCGATAAATGCTCTCTTATTTCCATAACAATTTATTTTTTAATTAAACAACATCATTTGCCTTGATCGCTATCAGTCTCAATACTCCTCTAAGTATCATGGTTTTCATGATACAACTCATAATATTACATTGAACTTCTCATTTAAACTATCTAAAGCTCTTTGATACTCCTCTTCCTTGTCGAACTTAATTTGAGTACTGTTCTCCAAACCAAAGGACAGGGTGAAGGATATAACCCAGCCCGATCCGTCCACGGCCTGCCCCTTGGGCCCCCACGACATCACCTGCTTCTTGGATATATACCAATTTCCTATCTGCACGAAGTCAGGATAGTTGTTAGTCAAATACCTTATCTGGATATTCAAACAATCGAAATTATCAAAAGAAATTATGTGATATTTGCTCCTTATCCGTATCTTCAGAAACGGATTGTTCCCGTAATATGCGGCGAATGCCGACACCACGGACATAGGATACCTTACGCCTTTTATTATCACCCATTTCATATACAATACCTCCTTATATTAAACTATTTAATATAAATTCATCTTCCTCCGTTCTCTCATTCATAGGCTTATTTTGTACCGTTTTGACAAGATCAAGCACTTCATCCCAAGTCCTTTCTGATAGCGTCCCATTATTTATGCCACAACACCTACATCCACTAGAAAATACCGGTATCATACTTCCATCACACATCCTAACGAATTTATATCCTACATATTCATTGCATAAGAAACATCTTCTTACTGGGATAAACCTTATTCTACCTCTATTAATGATACTTATTAATACCTCACGATTCATATTATTCCCTTAATTTACGTTTAACCTCTTTAACATACATAGGAGAATGCAATCCCCTATGCAACTTTATAGCCCGATCTATATCCTTTTTAGGATTGTGGTGAGATTGATATATCTCGAACATTTCCCTAGCCTTGACAGGATTCGTTCGATCTTCGTATCTATATCTCCTTTTCTCCCTTTTAAGGCGCAATATCCTATTAACCTCATCAACATATATCCTTTTCATTTGCCACCTCCCTAAAGCCCCGGATGAGGCGTTATACGCCCGATCGTCATTCCTTGACTCCACGAAAGACAAGGCGGCCGCCAGCCTATCCCACACCCGTGCCTCGATCACGGCCGGCTTCGGGGCGAGGGGCATGCCTCCGCTTCCTTTTGGCGGTGTTAATATTATCATCGCCATCACAAGTAAGTATCTTATCATGTTTACTTGTTTTTATAAAACTCCTCCCCGAATTTCACATTATCCACATAATCTTCCATGCACTCATGAACAATTATATGAATATCACCCTCCGTATATGTTACCTCGGACATCAGCCTCTCATTAGTCATCCACCAAGAATAACTATCAATATGCCGTATCTCAAATCCATGATCATGCAACGCATACATAACATTATATCTTAAATCCCTGTCCATCATCATACACTCGTACACGATATAGCCATTGATACTTTCATGAGACCTACCGAACGTATAAACGTACCTACCCATCAACTTATACAACTCCCTTGCCATAGGATTCGGGATCGCCTCATCCATATCAAAATCCCCATCTGGATCAATAACCCACTCTACATCCCGCTCATCAATACAAGCCCTAGGCATTCCTATTGTCCGTACATAAAGACGTGATCGGTGATCCTCGCTTAACACCGTCCCGATATACTTTTCCCCTTTGGCATATCCTATATTATGGTTGCCAGTTATATTAAATACAATTTCAGCTCCTATTTTAATTTCATCCATATTCAAGATGTTTGTATCATTTGTTATCTTTTTTATACAAAAAGAGGATATAATGGCATAATATTATGATATCAAGACACGAATGCGTTATCTATCATATTATCATACATATCCTCTATACAACGTCATTTATGGCATTATATCGTATATGATGCCGCAGGTCATAAATACATCTAATTAACCCTTTTTTAAGGGCTTATTGCCATTTAGGTAACTAGCTATGCCTAATATTTTCGAAATAAGGGCTTTTTTAGCCTTATACTCATCGTTTATCCCTATTATCGCATATCTGTATACCATCCCATCCTTCGACACCTCCACGCCCACGTATTTAGGCGCAACGGCATCCCTATGTAATACGATAAACGGGCTTTTGCCGTCTAGCTCATTTATCAACTGATTAAACTGTCGCCTTGTCATCTGATAGTGATATTATTTCCATGTTATAAATACGATCTCTTTTTACCCTTATCTTCTCGCACAGCTCATCAAAGCACCCATCTCCTTCTAACCTACCAACATAATATGATACATTCGATTTAGAGCTTCCTTGAAGATATATATATCCTCCTATATTCCTTGAGAAAAAATTAGGTAAGACCATCTTTTGTCTCTTATCCTTATTATCCATGTAAGATATAACGACAACCCACAACTCTGGTTCCCGTTCTTTCACCGATAACATAAGATCGAGACCCGATTGACCATTGATATTCCTCCTGCCAGTTTCGTTATAACGAAGAATAATATAATCATCCGCTTTATCATCCTCAATCATCACGACCATAGGACTATTACCCTTCCCATTATCGCATAATACTCTTGGCTCTTTCCCGTTGCGGAGATATACCTTATCGTAATCTCCGTTTTTGTATATCTCAAAATCAAATTCTATCACCATATTATTTTCTCCTATTGATGTATTGTTGCGTACGTCCTTCCTCTATTTTTTCGAAATAAAACTTATTCCCATATAACCGAGTGAAGCAGATATTATACCCGAAATGTTCCGCGCGTCTGATCTGCGCGTAACCTCTACTGATGTCATTATTATCAATCAGCGTAACAAAACAATGTGATCCTACTTCTGTATTCAAAACCAGATTTTCCCAATCTTTTACCTCCATATCAAATCTCCTTAAATAATTTTTTGTTATGATTATCGCTATTATACCATTTATCAATATTATCGTACTGCTTTGGATAAACCCCATAAGACCTACACCACCTAGGTAACGGTCCGTTCAGCACGTCTAACGCCGTCTCAAGGTCGAACGTAGCTTCCTCCTTGATATGACACCCCGATCCACTTCCACGGCTCGGTATATAGGCTCTACTATATGCTACGTTCATCCCATATTCCCCACGACTCAGATACCCGATGTTAGGCGAATCAGGGAAGGCGTAATACAACATTATATAATCACCCTTACTCCAACTTCTATTATAAGTATCATCCTGCCATGCGAAAACCCTGCAACCGGCTTCTTTTAATTCCGCTGCCGCTCTTTTTAAAATATTATCTTCCATACTACTTACATTTAAGTTATGCCAAGGCGCCGGGAACCGACCCCGGACCATATCCGCACACGTACGATCATGGTATTCCTTCCGCCCCGCCAAGGCTTGGTTCAACATTAACAAACTTTCATATCCTCACACATCTTAAAAAAGACCTCTCTTATGATCCTTTTGAACAAGATGTATATCTCATCATCATCCTCATCGAACTCCACGCCCCATGAACGTAATAAATATCTAATGTCGCAATCCGCTATATGAATCCTAAATATGGATGGAACGCTCATTATGTAATCCTCAAAAGCTTTCTTAATCCCATCCCTTTTGATATGTTCTTTATACTCATCCTTGAACACGTTAAGCATAAAAGATAGATATTCCCTATCATATTTAAACTGCTTCCCATAATTATCTGTATCTATATGATCCAGTATATATATTTCTATCGCGTCTCTATCGTATCTTGACATACTTCTTCCTCCTCCTTTTGATATTTTATAACCTTTTTCTCCCCATACGCCTTCGCTAACTGGATAAGTTGACCGGTAAACACCTTGGTACGGTGTTTTACGATCTTATCCACCAGCTCCGGGCATCTGGTTCTCCACCTATAATTAACCTCACCTTTAGCTTTCTTCTTATAATACCTGTAGAATGTTACGGCTACTACCACTTCTCCATTCTGCTCAAAAGCAACCAAATCGTAATTGTTGTAAGTTATTTCGTTCATCGTGTAATATATTTTATAAATTCAATCACTTTCTTTGGCAGTGAATCTATATCCTTCACTCTTTTACCAAAATTGTACATATGACTTCTATGCGGATAATAATCTCCCGCATACATCCCCACTCCTAATGGATGGAATGGATCCTCACTACATGAGAAAACAGGATAATACACCACCCCATAACCATCCTTTATATTTTTATTTACATATACTATGGTATATCTATCAGCCACTTCATCGCCAAAATCATATACTCTTACTTTTACTTTCACGCCATCCACATTTGTTATAATATTATCCATATATACCTCCTTTATTGTTTGTTGTTCAATCCGACTAATCTATTTCCTTCCCATATAAGGTATATGAGCCACACCATCCACGACTCTCATTCGATACCCGAATATGATTCACAGGTTTATTCCCCGCCATGCAATTGGCGTAAGATAATACCTCCGACATGCTTCTAAACCCAGAATCCATTGATGATTTAATAAGCTTCCTATCACACCCAAATACCAATATCTTTACAACATCCTTCTCTTTTACAGTTCTTCTTACACGCATAATCTTGCCATATAATAAACAAACATAAAATCTGTCTTATCACGGTCATTACGATCCACCCTATGCATGGTTAGATCCAGAATAACACGACGTTTCTCTACTACCGGTATATTATCGACCTGGATCTTTATATACCGGTATTCCATGACCTCCAATTTCTTGGATAGTATATCCCGAATATCTTGCCGACGGAAATACATGTTTATCCCTATGTGGCTGGATGTTAAAAGACATTCGTCTATTATCCCATCAGTATCGAACAACAGCAACATATCGTCCCTCTCGATAGTATATTCCATATCAAGAATCTTGATGCGTTTGCTCCCGTCCTTCCTTTTAGACATCAAAACTTCCGTCATTTCATTCTCTGTCGTAAGGATATAATACGCCTCTTCTTTCGTAATATTATCCCGTAGATAAAGCAGAGCCTCATCTTGTAATTTCATAATCTCGTCCATGTTATTAGTATTTTATATTACCACGCCAAAGAAAAGAACGGCAGCCGACACCCGTGGCCTACCACGCCGTGACACCGCCGCCCGTTTCCCTTGGTGTTATTCCACTACCATCAATCGGTTTTAAATCCAACATTCCTCTACCTCTATCTCCATATGATCCGCCCAATCACATCTATCAACATCCTCTCCATCCTCAAAGTAATAGTAAGCCCATACCTGTACGCCTCCTACCTCTATATATCCATCACTTTTCCATTCTATCAACCCGTCTTGCCTTACCACGTTGGTAGGCTCAGCCCCTAACGACAGCAGATTATTTACTATACTACCGCCAAATACGTTCCTTGCTTCTTCTCTCGTCATATCACTATCAGATTTTTAATATTACACTACCGCCAAAGAGAACAGGGACGGACGACCAGCGGGGCCGACCCCACGCCATCACCGCTCCTCGTTCTTCCTTGGCTTCCCATGCTCCCTCCATCACCCAAAGAAACATACACCACCAATACATAGACATACCTTCATATACATAAGATTTCCTTACTATAAAGATACCCTTATTCCCCTTCCCCATTGTTTCCCCGGGATTCCTTATTTCACCTCGTTTTTCCTCGGTTCACCCTGATCTCCATTGGTTTTACCTTGGTTCCTCTTGGGGTTCTTTGATTTACTTTGGGTTACCTTTGTTTTACCTTGATTTACCTTGTTTGGAGGTGTACCCTCCCGCAAAACATCCATATCCCCCAAAATTCCAGCATAAAACCCGAGACCTTCCTCCCGATTGTTCCACGTGGAACGCCCGATTAGTCTAGGATGTCGAGATCCTTGTTCTTGATTGCCTTGTATATTTGCTTTATGCAATGTATTGATAATAAAGCCAATAAAAGAACTATGATTAAAGGCAGGGCGTCGCCCGTAGCTATAACATACCGCCCCAACTCAAACGCCATGTACCCACAAAACAAAGTAAGTACGAAATATATAACTAATCCCATAAAATATACAATAAGTAACCACGATTTTAAAATCACACCCAAATAATATAATCAATTGAGTATCAATAACATAATATACATCAATCCCTAGAGCTTCCTCTAAAGAAAGATAAGCCCAAACATAAATAAAAAATATACAATAAGTACCGCCTATTATATACCTTTTAGGATCGATTCACGTACGAAACCATACATAAGGGCACAATATACCCGTCTGTATGGATATAGATATATACAAAATGATACATAATAAAGCATTTTACTTACATATTTTCGGTCAAGGCTTAAAATTTACCGCCTTAACACTTTTATGTGTAAGCAAAATATATACACATTCTATCATTTTGTAAAATATAGGCACAAAAAAGCCCTTTCGTCCTATATCACTACAGTACGAAAGGGCACAAACTTTAAAATCAAATAAAAACAAACGACTACTGCCTCAATTTATTTGCCATGTAACTAACACGCTTACGCCTGCACTTATCCGACTCCCTGCTACAATCTAATTTATTGGACTTGTGTAATTCTTTGGTAAGCTCAACGTAAAACTCAATTTGAGACTTTCTTGCAGCCTCTAAAGCCTTTTCTTTTCTAAATGCTAGCTTTCTATTCAGATTGTCAAACTTTCTCCTATACATAATTTATTTGTTTTAAATGGCACCAATAAGAAACAGTAAGCAGAGAACGACACGGCCGGCGTTATCGATACGACCAGCCTAACGCCCACACGCCCGCCTTATTTCCTTTGGATTGTCCCTTTGCCCCGAACGGACGAGACCTAATACGCACATACGTTGCCCGTGATACGTACCGACAAGACGCACTTTGTCCGTCAATTTAACCGCACAAAATACCCTTGTAAGGGTTGTTATTTTGCTACTACATATAGCGCATAAGTATTTAAGCGACCTTAAACGTTATTGTTTTGATACATTGGCACGGCTATAACCCCGTGATGCACTCCATGCGTGTTACTCTCACGACGCATAGACATACGCTATATACATGCGTATATACACCAATATACCCCGTGTTTTACACGGCCTACTAGGTTGACCTAGCGTACTTACCGTATTGATATAGATCTAAAGATAATAACCAGCATCACGACTGGATACTGATCTAAACCACATTGTTAAGCGGCGGCCTATCTACTGCGATCTCTCGATACTCTAACGACCCGCAATATATCCATATCAAAATGTTAAATATCGTGTGTTTTTAGTCTGAGTCCAGTTGCACCACGTGGAGGTAAACACATGCAACCATAACGGGCCGTTGTAGCCCGTTGTATTATCTATCATTTTTAGGGTGCGTCAAATAGTATGTAACACACTTTGCAATGAGATTAAATGTATACCGTTTGATAGGTACGGCGCACTTTACAATACGTTTATCTGATCCGTTAAATACATCATAATATACCCCTCCATCATATTCCGTGGGCTCATTATATCCAAATCTTTTATGATTTGTCCCTAATATCGCAATACTTTCTATTTTATCAACTGTCATTTTGATATTTTTATCTTGGTCTAATTTATCAAAATATTCCCTCTCGACCTCCTTATAGGCGCAAAAAGTATTGTCCACACGTGGCAGTATCTCCTTACAAAGTTGTATCACAACCTCCTTATCTTTTGCCAAAGCAACCAAAGCCGGTACTATAGCTCTGTCTACTTTTATATCATTTTCTTTCAAAATCTCGTTAATTTCTTTGCCAGATTTAAAGAGTTGACACCAAGCTTTAACGGCGCCTGTTAATGTTTTTTCACTAGCTTTCTTAACTTCATTTTGCACTTTGTTAATATCTTTATTTGTCATTAGATTTGCCCATACCTTTGGGACTTATAACGGCTTCAGGTGCGCCTGTTTGTTAATGTTATTATCTTACAAGGGCAAATATACTACATATTTTATCACCCAACAAATATTTTGCAATAAAAATTCGACGATTATATGTAATAAATCTAATCAAATGTAAATATATATTAAAATATTGATTTATATGATTGATAATCAGCAAGTTAAATACAAAATAAGCATTCTTTTTTCGGCTCGAAGATCGTTTGCCGTTCCTGTTTCCCGTTCTTCGTGGATTGGGGGGGGCGGGACCAAAAACGGCAGCCCGGCCGGGCCGATTTCGGGGAGGTGGTCCGTCCCGCATATCCCACATATCCCGCATATCCCAATATGTCCGGCGTCCCAACATATTCCTATGTTCCCATCCCTCATCCCCTCACGACTTAATAATCCCATTAATTTTATTATATTTGCGATATAATTAAAACATAACATATTATGAATAAAGAAGTTAAATACATGGGGGGGGGGGAATTTTAACCCTCAGATAAGGAGGGGGTATGTTTAGGCGCAGGACTTCTTCTCCCGGTAAGATCCACTACCGTGTTAATATAAACAAGAATATGTGTCTTGGCGTTGTAGATATATATATTGATAGGAAGCCATATCAATCTGGTTTTAACGGATCTTATCTTGATATATATCGCGATAAGAAGATAAAAACTATAAGCATAAGTGGCCAGATATCATATCTAAATCCGAAAAATGAGTACAATGTTATTTTGGGCATAAGTGGAGGTATTATAGAGGGAACCCTTACGTATCAATATAATTCGGGTATGCATTGCGAGTTGGCTAATAAGGTGATATACGGGAATAGGATAACTAATTTTGTTCCTGTAACGGTGATAGAAGATCCTGGGAAGATCATTAATTTCACTTACAGATCTGAATTACATACTCAGGTTTTAGATGAAAGTTATGTAAGTTGGGATGGTGATTATGTATTAAACGATAATTGTATAGTAACTGATCTTTGTTCGGGATGTGAATCTTATGCCTATGGGAAAAGTTTTCATGGTAACTATCGAGTAACGGTAAGGATAGTGTAATCCCAAGGGAAGGAGGGAGACCTCGTCCTTCCGGGCCTCCCCGTCCTACCACCGCCCCTCACGTTCTTTTTGGCTTCTCCATGTATTGTCTTTGACCGGATATCAAAAATTCATATCTTTGGAACAAAACTACAATCATGTTTAGAGACATACTACATAAAATAAAGATCTTCTTCTGCGATGACGATATCGAGAAGATAAATGTAAGGGATAGTACGGTTATCCGCAACAACGAGATACATAAGATGTATGATGAGATACTTAATGAGCTAGGTGATTTGGCCACTGTCGTGTCTAGGAACTACGTGTATGGCAGGATAAAGGACAGGACGGGATTGAGCATCCGTCATATCAGCAGGATAATAAACCATACTAAAGTTGAGGAGATATGATAAAGGACGTAATGGAGAGGGATATGATAAATGAGATATCCACGTTGTTTGTAATGATATTCACGTCAGGGTTGATGTTTGTCATGCCGATATTAGATATAGGGTATAATGATATCCTTGTCATAATAGGATTCGGGATAATACTATCTTTTATGTTAACCATAATCCCGATCTTGCTTTCTTACGATATAAGGGATGAGATCATTGAGTTGATTGAGGATATGGACAGACAGATCGTAGTAGATACTTCGGTATATAAAACGGATCTGCCCTAAGAAATTCCTAGGGCAGGTAATGTGCTATTTTCTTTTAACGTACTTATCTATCATATCTATTGATAGTTTAGCCCCCAGCTCCTCCTCCAACAGGTTAAGGTAGTTCCGGTGCAGGCATCCGCCCCGCTCCACCTCCCTAAAGCCGGCCCCGTCCCGGATCCTGACCAGCCCTTTCCTTGGATCTAGGTCGATAAGATCCCGAAGCTCGTTCATGTTCTTGAACCGGTTCTCTATTACCTTAAATACATCGATCTTAGGTTTATTATCCTTGATCTTTATCTTAACTCTTCCGCTCATGTCACATTACAGGTTTAAGTGAAAGACGATCTATAGTATAGCAGCAGTATAAGCACATAGACGTATAAGGTGAATATATCCTTCCGCATACTGGACATCTCCATCCATACATAACAGGATGTGTTTGTTTGTCAATTTCTTTCAAGCCCTCATTAGTAGTAGATGATGTATTTTCGTTTTCCATATCATTCGTTATTTATCTTATCTGTACTTCCAAATCCATTATCCCCTCTATCAGATTTCCCAAGATCTTCCAATGACTCCACTTCTTCCCATACGATACGTTCCCTTCTACGAATAAGAAGTTGCGCTACCTTACCACCTACATTACAATAATAAGGACTATGACTATCCATTTTTCTGCGAACTATTATAATCTCCCCACTATATCCTTCATCAATGGTAGCAGGGGCGTTTTGCATAATTAGCTCACTATTAGTAAAACCACTACGTGGACGGATTTCCATCTCATAATCCTCTGGCAATGCTACATGTACGCCCGTATGATATATGATCCTGCCTCCGTCAAGTTCTATATCCTTAACGAACAAATCCATACAAGCATCTTCTTTATGAGCGTATTCAGGCAGCTTAGCTCCTTTTTCCAGCCATATCTTGACCTTACACGTATCTATACCATCAAGCAACTCAATTGCCTCTTTATAGCTCATAGGTTGCTCTGAGGCTAATGAAATGGCTCTTGCCAATAAATCTTTAATCTTACTCATTTTATCTTGTTTTTAAATTCTTTCCCTTTCGGGCATTGTAATTTACATTCCTCGCCACAAGCGGAACAGTTGGGTCTCATTCCGGGCACCCCTCTTCCCCCGTACGGCCAGTAGGCGTAATCGCAGACGCTCCAGAACGCCTCCATCGCCTTGATCTTGGCATCGACGGTTATCTTCTCCTTCACCTTTTTCATACTTTTCCTGAACTCGTCTTTCATATCCTTCCCTTCTATCTGTCTGGCCTTACGTCTCTCATTCCACCAATTATAGTAGAATTTGTCAGCCATCTTATAGGCTTCCGGATCAAACTTATCACGATGTAGGATAGGCGCGTCCTTAACCTTTCTCAAATTCCTGCCACAAACATAAGCAAGCCCAGCGTACGGAGGTATGTCCTTAGGATCAACCAACCCATCCGGCACGCAGTAGTAGAAGTAATTGGGGCGGCCGTACCTGACCCAGTCACCGGTCTCGTACAGGGCTTGCTTTCGCGCCTCGAACCAGCCTTGCATTACTTGGTGCTTACCCTCCTTCTCGAAATCCTTGTTATAGTCAGCCAACGAGATCTTCACCTCAACCTCATAAGCGTACATGGATCTGGTTATAGCCAGATAATCAGACTCCCAGTTATAGACATACAAGTTGTTTATAATCCATCTAGGAGATACCAAGAACTGTCTGTTAAGGATATCCAATATCCCTCTTTCAGTGTATTCAGCACCTTTATTTGATTGCCGTGTTCCCATCTCCTGTCATAGGATTATTCCTTAACCCAACCGCCATTATAGCGTTCGATACCAATCTCCGTAATCCACCCATATCCTTATCATGGAACGAGAAAGTAGTTAAGTTATGTGATTCAGTAATCTTATCATAAGACTTTATCATCAACACAGCCACATACTCACCAATCATCTTCCCATTCATGATATCAAGATCGATTATGCCGTGATCTATTAGATCAACCACATCCCATCCTGATGGTAGATACGTTTTTATCTGATTAATGTCCATAGCAAATAGTATTTATAAAAAGGAGGGTCGTGCTACCCTCCTATAGATTACACACGAAAAATAGAACTGAAAGCGATCTTAAGCACGTAAGATTTTGTTGATTCCCGTAGGCTGTCTACCGGTTATCATTAACTACCGACCTACGGGAATATGTTTAAGAAAACACCATGTGGGGAGTGGGGGAATCGAACCCTTATCCACGCTACGATTAGGAATCGTAAATTCTATCCGTTAAATTAACTCCCCTTTAAGCGTCCTGATCCTCCCGGACAAGGACACTACATAAATCTAAACTCTAAACCTAATGACAAATTCTATTAATCCAACTGTGGACCCGGCCGGACTTGAACCGACAACCTGCTGGTTATGAGCCAATTGCTCTTACCGATTGAGCTACGGGTCCTAAATATACCACATCGTCTTTCACAAGAGGATGTGGGACGGAATTTCTCAAAGTTTATATAGTAATATCATGAAACTATTGTCCAACATTCTAGCATATAGCACCAATCCTCGAACGGGAATGTCTCTATACCTGACATACCCCATTCCGTCCCCCAACTGTTCTGTAGGACGAAGCCGGCCTTGTCCCAGCCGGTGAGGATAACGGCATGACCTCCCAAGTTCTGTCCTTGTCCTTGCCAGAATCGATTACCATAATTATAGCAATACAGACCTATAACCAGAGGCCCATTCAGCATCAACGCCACCTTAGCCGATACCGGATCTATGATCCTAGCGTAGCTATTTATCTTCTCCCCGTCAACGCCAACTTTCTTTATAGCCTTGATAGCGTCACGAAGAACCATCCCGTCCTGATCCTTATCCTCTCTCAGATCATATATATCGTAAGGAGATATTTTAGCTGGTCTTTTAATAGCCCTTATACTCTTTCTCCAATTAAGTATCTCAGCCAAGCTTATTGCCGCGCAAATAGGGGAAGAACCTTGATCTACCACGCTATCGACATTATTGATCTTATACTCATCAGGAACAGCCTCATGCTGCATATTCATGATAGCGTCCCTATCATCCGCTGGTGATGGTATGTAACCTAGTCCGTAACTCATTTTTTATCTTTTTTATGATAATCAATTATCTTGATATTAAACGTATCGGATCTTTGCCTAACCTGTATTGACCCTCTAGCTTTTCCCTTGGCGTCGTACAGGGCGGTGAAACCAAAGTTATCGACCCTGCCGTCATCCAGCGTAAACCTCCACTCCTTCCATTGACCCATCACGGTCCCGGAAGATACTATGGAATCCACCACATAAGATATATCAGTAGTATCGTACTCCGTATAATAGGTTCTAGATGTACTACATCCGACAGCCGCTAAGGTAAATAACATTACCAAGAAAAACAAGATTCTATTCATCTTTCTTAGATTTTTTACGTTTCTTAGATTTCTTCTTCTCCTCAGTTTTATTCTCAACATTTACGTCATTGCCGGCATCGACGCTAGTAACCTCAGAGATATTATTTTCAGGTATATCGATATGACCGGAATTAGGATCCATCTTATCCTCATCAACAAAAACCTCATCAGAAACATCGTTGTCTAAAGCCTCTGGATCGACATGATTCTCCAGATACTTGATACGATCGGACATGATCTTGATCTGATCCTCAAGTTCAATGTATCTTCTTCTGGCTTCGCTTAGTAATTTGGATGATAGCTTATGCTTCTTCTCTATATCCATATAAGCCCGTTTAAGAGTCTCTTTCTCTTTTACCGACTCATTATATAACTCTCTTGATTTACTAAGCTCATTCCCCATCTTAACTATATGAGAATCCTTGGAATCTATATCCATATCAAGAGAATCGACAAGCGTATCAAGATACTTTATTTTCTCTTCCAATTCCGTTATCTTCTTGCGGGAATCCTCATAATCTCTTTTTAATCTACTTGAATAGCTAACAGCCTCATCAAGATCCTGTTTTAGAGTATTTATATAGCTACTCTTTACTATCTTCAATCCGAACATCTTTATCACTGTTATAGGTTTCACGAATATCGGCTTTTATCTTGCCGACTATAATTAACTCAGCTATATGTTTGTCTTTCTCGACTATAGCCATATCCTTACGGACATTAGTTACCCTGATCATGATATTCCCGTTATTAGACGAGACGAACGGTGATCCTACCAAAGTAAGTCCCGTATCGCAGGTAAACGACGGCAGCATCATCAACACCCCTATGGTATTATCCGGGAACGATGCCCATACCCCTGTGTCTATATCAAGGACATCACCCTGTCCTAATGGGAAGGCATTACCCTGCTTGATAGGAATATCCTTACCCAACGAGTTCCATGCTTTCGAGAATCTTACGGAGTTAAGGAAGATCTTTCCCTCTTTCTCCACCATCCCTACCATAGGTTCGCAATTCAATCTAACCTCGTTTTGTTTATCATCCGGCTTCTCCTCAAGCTCATCAAGATCTCTGGCTGATGTAAATGACTTACTCTCCAGAAGTTTTTTGATATCTTCAATCGTAGCCATATTACAACTTTATTATTAAATAAACGATCTTCAATCCTAACTTCAAATCAGATGTCTTTTCGAACATCTCCCTAAGAGGTAAGATAGTAGCGTCAAGATCTGACGCTACCCATTCTCCATCCTTATAATACATATTCTTTTCCTCGGAATACGCTACACAAGGTCGATGCCCTAAGTTCTTCATAACCGTATCTACCTTATTTTGGGTAGGCATCGAGACACGGTTCACTTTAGTAGATATATTAAAATTACTTTCCATTAAATTATTCATTTTCAATTAGTTAATCAAAAAGGTAGGTCACTATCGTCTCCAAAAGGAGGATATTGTGGCGGCTGCTGACCTCCAAAAGAAGGTGCTTGGGATGTCTGAGGCGGAGCCTGCTGGTATGATGGAGGAGGCGTCTGCCGCTGGGCCTGCTCCTGATATGACGGCGGGGGCGTTTGCGTTGTAGCCTCACCATCATTGTTTTGGATTGCCGACTGAGCAGGTTTCACACCATCTGTCTTAATGCTTTGAATGTACTTATTAAGCACTTGATAAGCGAAAGCGTCTTGAGCCGTATAATCAAACTTCTTATTCCCCATTATATCAGTACTCTCAACCCTGTCAGGCCATCCATTCTGTCCATTCTTATAATATTGCTGGATAAGCTCATCTTTTCCGTCTGGAGTCTCCCTAGCGTATGAGATAAAGAAATTGCCAGGAGCGTATTGCTCTCCTTTTTTAGTATGCGCAGGATTGATAACAATCTTCCGTTTCAGGTCGATATTAGGCAAGTATCTTACAAGAGACTTAACATAGCTGTTAATCCCGCCTCTTGAGGTCATCAACGGAACTTTTATAACATAATTACCTTCCTCATCGCTTATCTTTATAAATAAGAAATTTGTCTTAGCGCCATTCATCTCCTGCTCTAATACAAAAATATCGGAAAGATACCCTTCTATACCGTTCCAGAAAACCCTCCAGTAGGATACGGCTCCTGTCTTATCATTTATATGTTCCTCGAAACCTTCCTTAGGATCTCTTGACGATTGATATAATACACCACCTCCACTTATATTAAAGTATTGTGTATTAGATGATAACTGATTTTCACGAACTCCCATATTATATATATTTAAACGTTAAACAATAACTGATGATGACAAGAAATACTCGTTCTTATTATCCTCCCCATAAACCTTATTGAAATGAGATTTATGATCATGCTCGATAACGATCCTATTACATGATATGCTTTTAACTATACCAAGATACCTACCACATAGCACATCGCATATAATATCATTACCGTTATGTGATAAAGCCGTAAGCCTTTCCTTACAAGATCTTCCAGACATAGGGTTCTCTGACATAATACCGCATCCTTTTTCAGTGAATATCAATCTACAATGATCGAACTCATTTACCTTGATATTATTCTGGAGGGCATGGACGAGTAGATCCTTATCAAAGACATAGGTACTTGTTTTGACAAAATGCTCATCCACAAACCTCCAGTTAGGATAATTACCGTCAAAGTGAATCTCATACATATCCATATCAGGGGTAGAGAAGTAAGTCCTAGTATCATCTACTTTGATAGACAACGTATCTAACGACTTATTTATATGTTTATCAAGTAATAAAGAGGAGGTGTTTGATACCGGGATGAATACCTTCTCTACCTTATCCTGATTAGGAATAAAATACCTGTAAATAGTATTCCTGTCAGTACTTACTATATTAATATTAATCTCGTCAATATCAATAACCACATTCTCTATGCAAGGGTAAAGCTCGTTGATCTCCGTATAGTTACTGGCCTTGTTAAGAACCGATACATAATCATTCATCTTAACATTAATACCTCCATCAGGGATCTTATATACCATAGGGAAGGTATTTACGTCAAAGGCCGGACAACTATACTCACCAGAGGCGTAGTATATGGTAATACTGTCCTTCTTATCGGAAAGTACGACCCTTATCTCACCATTCTTCTGTTTTTTTACAAACCTAATGAAAGAGCTTGCATCGACCAAGAAGGAGAAGTTAGAATCAGCCTCAACCTCCAATCGCTCTATAACACATACCTTGGCGTTTACGGAAGTGATATAAGCCAGATTATTGACAATATCTATCTTAATATTCTTATAAAGTGAATTAGATCCGACATTTTTAACAACCAGCTCCAATTTACTCAACTTCTCATTTAATGATTTCGACAAGCATCTTATAAGCATAACGAACTACTTTTTATTACATCGCAAATGTAATCATAATTATATTAACTCAAATACAATAAACGCTTAATAGTATTAAAATAACTTAAACTTACGTCTAATATATTCGGCTATAAGCGTAGCGTCACACATCCCATCTTGTATCTTGGTAGGTTGAACTCCTTTACCTGACCATGGTTTTACGAAAGACACCAAAGGGAAAAGGCGTATGGCGCATCGGATGGAGGTAGCTTTCGTATCCAGCTTCGCCGACGTATACACCCGATCGGCTGTCGTATGAAGCTCCTTCTGCCATGTCTTTGGCTGTACCTCCTCGAACATGAACCTGACATCAGGGTGCGATCCGTATCGTTCCATCATATCCACCATCATCGCAAAAAGCGCGTTTGGTTCCCGACGTCTCCCGCCAAAGGTGAAGTTGCTGGCTGCCGAGCTGTTGTGGATGCTATGGACGTCCTCTACGGCGATCGCCAGCGTCCCGCCTCCCTTTTCTTGGATCTTGTCAGCGGCATCGAGGAAGAAGCTTGATATAGCCCTAAGATCTATATCCCCCTTAGCCGATATCCTTGGAGTCATGATTACCTTAACCTCGCCATTCTCCGGGATCATCGCCAATCCTCCGGTATCTATACCCGGATCTATTCCTATCGCTATATTCATAAAGAGCAGTATTGAATTATTAATCTATTCTCGGTAATATCTTTAATCATATCCATAACATCATCCACAGATATATTGTCATATGATTTATATAAATCCATTACCCCATTAAGTCTTGATCTTACAAAAGATATATAGGCATCGTGGTAATCTTCAATATTCATTATATTCAATCTATCATTTAATTTAATCATTCTTATAGCATATTCTATGTTGTCATTATTTGCTATAAGCTTAAAGTTATTAATATAATCAACCACATAATCTTTTGTGATCTCACATTTATCTGGGCTTACGTCAATTATCAAGTTGGCTACTATTCTATTCGTGCATTCTATATATCTCCTATTTACTGAATAACATAATCCGTTAGATCTAAGATAATTAAACATAGAGAAATTATAATTATCACACATCATAGATAATATGATAAGCAACACGCACAATTTCTTAAAATTATAATTATCTAATACAAATGATACATATAACTGTTTGGGCTTTTTAGTATATTTATAAACACCATATTTAGGACCATGAACATGGAAATATTTAAGACTATTACGATAGTATGTATTAATATCAACGTCATTTGATAATTCCGTTATATCCGATACATATTTATTCATAAAATCATCACATCCATATAAATGAAATACCATTTCTGACTTATTCAATATCGTATCTCGGCACATATAAAGATCATCCCTTGTTATTTTGCTGACATACCTTTTAGTACCTAATGTGTTTATAAAACAACGTTTATCTATTCCAGATAGTTTTATAAGTCTATCTATATTAATACATGATTCATCATTATCAATTTCAGTCAATATAACATTCCTCTCACTTTCTATAAGATCTTCACTTATGTCTGGATATACGATAAAATTATAAGAAAAATCAATACACTTCTTGATATCAACATCAGGCAATGTAAATCCTTTAAATACTAATGATCTAGGATCTGTATATCCATTAAAATCAAAGAATAACTTATCACTAATATCATCATCACGTTTTATTATCATATGTTCATAAAAATGAGATAATCCATTCTTTGATGATAATATAGAACTAATATCAGGTATCTCAGCGCATACGAACCCAATAGGTATATTCATACCGCTATTGTAATAAAAACATCTACATCCTAGATCTTTTATCAGTCCAGTGTATATTTTCATATTTTAATCGTATATAATGAATGAAAATCCTCCGGTCTAAACACCTGTATCGATTTATCTGGGTACATACCTATATAATAACCGTAAAAAGCCCGTAGAATGCCATTTTCTAGCCTTATATCCAATGCCTTTACCTTATTCCCTTCAACCATAACATCAACCTCATCAGTCTTGTTAGATATCTTATCGAACCATTCAGGTATAGGATCAATACCGTACCTGAATGCGTTTACTGTTGATTTTATAGAGATATACGTACCCATGATCAGATAAGATTACAATCATCACGTTTAACAACCTTAAAATCTCCCTCTCTAAATAATAAAACTACGTCAGTTCTATTATACTTACACTTCTTGATATCCACCAAATGGTAAGAAGCCTCCCCTACGGCGGGGCGAACCGGTCTCAATACGGCTACGGCTATATCACCGCCAAGCTCAACCCCACCGGTTACACCTTGTAAGCACATGAATATATATCCCTCAAACTCATGTTTCTTGCCGATAAACTCGCTCATAGGAATACCTACGAATAGATAGGTCTTTACATCCTCTTTTTTTACCTCTATAGCGTTCTCAACACTAGAAGGTATTACGTCTACAAATTTTGCTCCGATAGCCATAACCTCAAATATTTAGTTTAGTTCTTAATTCTTGACACAATTCTTGATTGTCCCTCATAATACTTAACGTATTATCCACTCCATTGCCTACTCGGACCTCTCCGTACCAGTACCATGATCCTTTACGGGTAAAGATACCGGTTTCCTCACATAACTTCAAAAGTTCAAGCTCCTTGTCAAATCCTACGCCATAATACAATGCTGTCTCTGCTATCTGGAAAGGTATAGCTGTCTTGTTCTTCAATACCTTTATCCGAACCTCATGACCGATAGAAGAGCCATCTTCTCCTACAATGACCTTTTTCCTTGACATCTCCATACGGATAGAGGCATAGAATTTAAGAGCGTTACCACCGGTCGTTACCTTAGGATCGCCGTATATAACACCGATCTTCTCCCGATACTGGTTGATGAATACCAGAACACAATCGCTTTTGTTTACGATCCCGGTAAGAACTCTCATGGCTTTTGACATCAACCGGGCTTGTAATCCCATGTTGCTATCTTCCATATCACCCTCGATCTCCTTCTTCGGGACCAAGTTCGCCACGGAATCCACGACAATAAAGCCTACCTTGCCGGACTCCACCAGCTTGGCTGTGATGTCAATAGCCAGCTCCCCGTAGCTTGGTTGGGAGATCAAAAACCGGTTTATATCCAACCCCATTTTCCTAGCGTACTCAATATCGAAAGCGTTCTCCACGTCTATTATAGCTACTAGCTTATCTGGATGTTTTTTCTGGAACTCGATCATACTTAACGTACACATCATAGTCTTGCCACAGGATTCCATCCCGACCAGCTCATGAATCCGGCCTACCGCCCATCCGCCGCCGAGAGCCTTATCCACCACCAGCGATCCGGTGCTTTCCCTTGGTATGGATATTATAGGCTTATCATCACCGAAGTTCATTATCGAGCCTTCTCCAAGCTCTTTATTTAAAGATGATACTAATTCATCTACGTCTGAAAAAAGTTCTTTCTTAGCCATTATAATCCGTATTGTTCGAAGTCAAATAAATCTTTTTGTTTCTTTATCATATCCTTTCCGATGTCGGAAATCTTCTCTGGATGTAATACACCCTCATTCTCATCCACCTTATCTATGAAGTCAGATATCTTATCGCTTAGCAGAACCATATCTTCTTTAGGAATTGATTTTAGATAAAGACCGTCTATGGACCTACATCTTGAAAGAGCGGTATATATCTGTCCTATCTCGAAGGCTCTGCTGATATCTACGAATATATTATCTAAAGTCATTCCCTGAGATTTATGAACGGTTATAGCGTATCCTAACCTCAATGGATATTGTATTATATAGCCGCAAGAAATGCCTTCAAGAGAATCATCCACCTGCTTGTACTTTATCTTCTCCCACTTCTCTTTGGTTATCTCTACCTCAGTATCGTTATCTAGATGAACATATATCGTCTCATCAACAGTATCTATGCTGGTTATGATACCCATCGAACCATTGACATATCCATTGCCGTTTCTGGTTATTATGACCTTAGCTCCTACCTTTACTATAAGCTCATCCTCACAGGGAGCTACAGGCTTTTCCCCGAATACAGTAGCATCGAACTTAAATACCTTATTATTGATCTTATCAAGATTAGTCTTATTTATCTCATACGCCTCTTTGTTAGTTGAGCATATAATTATAGTATTATCCATATTATCCGGACACTTGACCCTACTATCCAATATCTGTCTTGACTCATCGGTAATAACACCACATCTTATATCCTCAAGTACTGAAAGAAGCTGAGGATCTTTTTGACGGAACACGTTCTCGAAGGTAATGACCGAGAATCCTGAGGCTCTTAATGCCTTAGATGAGAAAAAGAACCGGCTCTCATAATACCTATCGATAAAATCATCCGCCGTCACCACAGGAGGTAGTTGCGATAGATCTCCAAACATAATCAACCTAACTCCACCGAAAGGTTCCTTGCTACGCCTGCATTGTCTAAGTACGTCAGCTACCTCATCAAGTAAATCAGGCCTTACCATACTGATCTCGTCGATAACGATAGTATCAAGATTCTTGATCTTCTTCTTCATAAACGGACTTACATCCACCTTATTAGACAACATACCTCTCTCGATAGAAGGAATATAAGGATCGTTCTTTATAGAGAAAAACGAATGGATGGTCTGCCCTCCTGCGTTCAATGCAGCCACGCCAGTAGGAGCTACAATAACACATTTACCCAAGAACTTTACGATACGTCTCATGAACGTACTTTTACCACTACCAGCTCTACCGGTAATAAACAGATTCTCCCTAGTGGTGAAAATCTTCTTCAAGGCACGACCCTGCTCTACGTTTTTATCCACCGTCATAATATGACGAAGGAGGTCGTTTTCATTTCTAAAATCTTCTTGTACCATATCTTTTTAAGTTTATGGTACAAAGATACGAATAGTTATAATTAACTATTAAAAATAAATGTGAATAATATTTAAATATTAAATTTTATATCTGATACTCAAATCATCCAGCTTTACTCATCTCAGAAGATTTTTCTCCTAAAAATACATCTCTTATGTATTCTGTCGATATAAGGATATGCATATATTTCCCCTTGTATAATAGTCGTAAGCATCCGATAGTTACGTTCTTCCTGTCTTTGGTATTCGCCATTCCATTGTATTTTTTTACCTCGTCATACAAATCGGATATACTCTTCTTACACATGTCTAAGAACATGCTTATGTATCTGTATATAGTGGATTGAGATATTTCACGCATACCTATGCCTATGAGCTTCTTATTCAACTCATTAAGAAGGTATGCTACATTGAACTTAACTGTCTTTCTTTTAGTTACCTTGTATATGTGATGTACGTTTCTGGTTCTGGCTCTGAATATTATTTTGGAAAGGATTCTCACCCTATCAAGCTTCCGGCTTTTGTTAGCCATTCTTCGTCTAGAATCCGAATCAAGATTCTTATCAATGCAAGTGTATATGGATTCTCCTTTCTTTACAAACATATCCTTTATCCTTGGGACCTTACTAGCCTTATGCTTGTATTTTATGATATCTGACAATGCTATTCTGATCTCTCCTTCAGCCCAAGCCTTTAGACTTATAAGTTGGTAGTTTATATCTTCGTGAGAATCTCTTAATACATGTCGGTAGCAGAAATAAGCGCATCCATCCGATAGAATATCAATAAAATCATTGGTATTGATCTCTATCTGATCTCTGTTTCCATCTTGCATCCTTTTTCTTAGAAACACATGTTTGAGTACGTTTATGATAATAAGATATATCATTGCCATCTTACATTCATCGCTGATCCGGATTCCCGATCCATGATACTCCTCATGTTTCAATGAATATTTTATGGCTGTCACTTTCTTGCCTTCCTTATTAGTAACAGGCTTAAAATCAACTGGACATATAAGTGATCCGGCTGGAAGTTTTACACATCCTAGCTCATCTTTCTTGGTCTGAATATTACGTGGAATATACTTTTCGGTAAGAATCTTATCGAAATTTGATTTCATTTTCTGTAAAAGTGCTATCTTTGTTCCAGACATTTTTTTAAAGTTTTTGCTGCGAATATACAAGTTTCATCAATACGAAACAAGTTATTCGGATGGATGGGTAGCCTGTGAAGGTCGCCCATTTGTTGTTTAGGGGGGGGGATGAAGAGGGTAGATGATGCCCGTAAAACGCTGTGCGCGTGAACGATGGTTTTTTCTCAACCTACTTGTTACGCGCGCGTTAATAGGTATATTTATTAAATATAATTAACTCTATAAACATATACTACTTACTAATATATCTATCTGTACACAGAACCTCTCCTGTCGTCGAGTTCCTGTGTACTCCACTTAAAGTCTCTATTTAATAAAACATTGCTTTTTACCGCCAAGGTATGGTGCCGTCAGGTAGCATACCGCAGGCTAAACCTGGTAGAAGCCGTATCTTATACCGGAAGCCGGGACCCCAGTAGGGGGATCGGGTGGAGCAGAAGCCAAAGAAGAAAAAGAGATGTTATGTGCGGTCGCTCACGCTCCGGCCGTCCGTATCTTCTACGGCAGGCCCCATGCCCCAAGGCCTCCCATTTCCCCTTGGCTTTATATCCCATAGCTTGGGAGGAAGGAATCCAAAGGGAAAAAGGTAAGGTCGTATTCGGTCGCTCACGCTCCGGCAGGCGAATATATCTCTACCGCCGTCCATGTCAATAGCGAACCTCTGGCGGCATTGTCCGGCATAACGGCGGTAGCCTTACCTTGGGTGCCCCATCGTGTCCCCCACCAATCTTTTTCCCTTTGGATGCCTTGGCTATGTCATGGGACGATAAAAAGCCAAAAAGAAAAAAGGAGTGGTCGCATCCCGTGAGGCAGGATAAGGATGTTCCCCGCCGTCCACGCGCATAGCGTACGTGAACTTCACTGCCCTTGCTATTGTAGCCAGCCGTAGACATACATGGCTTCATTCGTCCTACCCCACTAGCCTTTTCCCTTTGGATTCTCGTAAATACATGCTAGTCAGCATATATTATGTCGATTATGGCAAAATTTCTTGACAACGATATTTTTTTTAAGTAGTTTTGCTGAAAACTAATTTCATATGCCGGAACAGAGAAAAGCTTTCGTATTTGCGTTACCTTACGACACTAGACTGGATATGATCCAGCAGTTCTTAAGGATATACAACGGCTATCTGGATTCTAAGGGTAGAAGCTTGATCACCGAAAGAACGATAAACTTACTTTCTTTCTACATCAACTACGGATACTCGGATGATACCAGGGCTAAGTACATGGATTGTCATGGGCAGAAGGAGTCTTACATCGCTGTCCTTAACAATGAACTGAAGCGTGGTGGTTTTCTGGTGGACAAGAAGAACGGGAATTTCCGTACCCGTGAGCTGTCTATTGAGATGAGAAGCCTACGTAACTATTTCGTTCTTGACGGGGAGGGTGATGATACCCGTGTAATGGGATTTGTGTTCAAGAGAAACAAATTGGATATTGATGGGTAGGAATCTTATTTCATTCGATAGGGATATCGTGGATGAGGTGGTAAGAAGATCTGATGGGAAGTTTACCAAACAACAGGTAGAGTGGTGCATGAAAGCATCCGTATCTTATATCCATCATCTCTCCAGATATACCGATAATATATCTATCAGGATCCCGTTTATCGGATACGTTATATGCAATCTTCGCGAGATGCGGGTAAGACGTGATAAGATACGTCGGATATTTGTCAAGGAAGGTAATCGTTATCCGGATGAAAGGATGCCTATTGAGCTTGATTGTCTGGATAAGAAGATTAAGGCGATAGAGGATATGGAGGGGTTGAAGAACGGAGATCCTCTTATACGTGATAACCATGAGGCCATGTATCAATGTCGGTATGGAATGACATGGGAACAATTACAGGATTTTCAACAAAAACAATTTAAGAAATAATATGCAAACAATCGGTAAAGCCCAAGTGATAGCCCAAGCTTGGGAAGACAGTTTATTGGGTAGGATTCCTAAGGATGAGAAGGATTATCCGGAGTGGTACAAGAATCGTCTTGATTTATGCAAGAAATGTCCTAAGAACTCTTCTAATATAGCTTTCTTTAAGTTACCAGCTAAGGTATTGCTGCAAAGATTGATGGGAAGACAGGCATGTTCGTTGTGTGGTTGTTTTATCAAGGAGAAGGCTTGGATGAAGACCGAGGTATGCCCGTTGAAGTTCGTGGAAGGAGAGAAAGCCAAATGGAATGCTATGGAGGTCATAACAGCCGATCATAACGATTTTAATATCGAGTGCCCTAACGATTCCTTTGATATAGGACTAACGGATGACGAGAGCGAGTTTTATCTAAATATTTTTGATCAGAAAATAGGTGATAAGATAGAAATCGTGTTATTCATTACCCATAAAGATGGTTTCCATGTCAAGGAGCATCATCTTGGATGTGGATGTATGGGAGACGTTTCATATAACAAACATCCTGACAATGAGAATAGAACTATATTTAGGATGACATTGGATACCTCAAAATATACGGAAGGTCATTTTGAGAAACATCTATCTCTTATGGGTTATACGAAGGACGATCCTGAACGTAATTTCAAACATTTCCCGCTACGTATTATAGGGGAAGCTTATAAGTAGATAGTATGAGAAGCCCCGTAAGAAGTAAGATAGATGATCGTATCCATGCCCTTATTGTCATGGAAGTCGGATGCCGTGAGTTACCTGAATATTCATTGGGTGATATACTTTACTCCGCTTTAAGGAGAGTTGCTAAGGCTAATGGTGGTAACGTACGCTTCTTGCGGGATGTTAGTACCAGGGATTTATTAAGAATAATAGATCAGAGTATCAGTGATGAGATCGAGTTAAACAACAATGATTATAATGCGTAATATGGAAGATAAAGATATAAAAACAGAGATCAGGGATTATCTTAAAGAAGAGGCGGATACCCATATAAGGCATTGGATAGCCATAAAGCGTGAGAGCAAGCGTCTGTATAGCGATATTGAGGATAGGACTAAGAAGATAGCCCTTAAATCATCTTCGTTGATAAAAGAGGAGGATTTTGTCGTTCTTCATGAGATGACTCATAAGATACAGATGTTGAATATAGAGGCTGTGAAAGTTAATTCTAGGTTGATGTTCATAATCCAGTTGGCTACCAGCTTCGGTATGGATCTGGATTTAGATACGACATATGCGTCCACCGCCAAGGGTATTATAGAAGACAGGACATCTGGATTCGTGTTTTATGATGACAAGGAACGTCTGAGATATGCCGACAAGGAGCTTGAGGATATGTTCCATGACATGAGCGTGACGGAAGTAAGTAAGATCGGGGTTGTTCAGTCTTATGAGCTTCTTATGAAACAGTATAACGAGTTTAAGGATATGAAAGCCAATGCCACAGGGAAGACGAAAGCCGACGAGTAAGGACGCTGATCGGGTCAATGATAATCTTGAGGTCATAGCTAAGGCTATAAATGACGCTAAGACTTATATTGATAAGCATCCTTGGGACAAGGAGAAGCCGGAGGATATGGCTAGGGCATTTGACTTCATATCAAAATTAATCGATAAGATAAATACATGGAATGATTCTTATATGGAGAAAAGTGGGATCATGGATGTATATAGGTCTGTAAGCAATGTCCAGAAAAAGGAACGTAAGGGTCAGGTTTCTGGTGGAATCGAGTCTGTTTTAAAGGATATTATAAAATGAGTCTAAGTACGAGTCCAGAATTTTATGTAAACATGAAAAATCCTCCTGTATGGAACGATCTGTTCGGTTGGGAGGATCAGGATGACGATGTTAAGCAGTTCTTTAAGGAAGAGGCTTATAAGGTCAAGTACGGGGTGACTATCAATGGTACGTTCATCCCTCCATGGCTTTATTGGCATGTTAATTTCTTTCCCGTATTTCAGGATCTTCCAAACGGGGAACGTGTGCCAGCGATCAGTCGTTTGCGTGATAACGAATGGTTTTTCGCCGAGATGTACCAACGTGCCCGTATGGAGAAGAAAGGGTTGGGGATGTTTGGTACTCGTCGTTTTGGCAAGGCTCTTCTGGACTCGGAGCTGATATATACTCCTCATGGATCTAAGAAAATAGGATTCGCCGATATAGGAGATATCATATACGGTGATGACGGGAAGCTTACTACCATAGTGGGCGTATATCCTCAGGGATTCGTTGATACGTACAAAGTGACCTTTGAGGACGGTCGCAGCGTGGTGTGTTGCGGGCAGCACCAGTGGAAAGTCAAGTATCATGGTGATTATAAGGTTATGAGCACTATGGGTATCATCCATTCTGACTTCTCCAAAATGACTATAGATATTGGGGAGGCGGTAGATTTCCCTGAGCGGCGGTGGCTGATATCGCCCCAGCTCATGGGGTCTCTGGCCGCCTCCTTCCTTTGTGGAGCTACCGACAGGATCTTTGAGCTAAGCAAGAAGGAGATGGATGATGTCATTTATTCATCCAAAAAACAGAAAGAGTTGTTCATAAGATCGTTTATGAAAATCGCTTGTGGTATAAATACCGGTGACGATCGTTTTAAGGTCGTTTATAAAAGCGAGTATATTATATCCTTTGTAAGGAAAATATTTTGGTCTATGGGGTATTATTGTGTCATGGATGGTGACGATATGTATATATCTAAGACCCACGATAGGCTTAGGATATCTGATATAGATTATTACGGTAGATATAAGGCTACTTGTATTGAGGTCGATAATAAATCGCATCAGTTTCTTACTACTAATTTTGTCGTATCCCATAATACAACCATCATGTCATCACTTCTCCAGATGAACGCTACGATGACTATCGGTCTTAGTCATTCTGTAGTAGGATTCAGCGACAGTGACTTATCCAATATCGGCGAGTATTGTGAGTATGGTCTTGATCATGTGCATCCTTTTTTCAGGATCAACAGAACCAAGACCGACTGGAGTTCGGGCGTTACATTAGGCAAGAGGATGTCCAATGGTGTACGTGATATCCATGCCATTATCTCTATAGCCAACATCAACATGGGTAGGAAGACCTCCACGCAGAAGACGGCTGGTTTGACACCGGCTACGGCTATTTTCGACGAGGTTGGTAAGGGACCTATCAAGAAGCCGTACACGGCCGCCATGCCTTCCTACGACACGCCTTATGGCTGGCGTCTTAGCCCTATCTTGGCCGGTACTGGTGGTGAGGTAGAATTATCCAAGGACGCTCAAGAAATGTTTTCTGATCCCGAGACATATAACCTTCTGGTCATGGACTGGGATATCCTAAACCGTAGAGCCATGAAAGGAAAAACATGGAAAGAACGGAAATGGGCGATGTTTGTTCCGGGACAAATGGCAAACTCCGGTGTCAAGGTAACTATAGGTTTGGGTGATTATTTAGGAAAACCTGATGATAAGAAGCTTAATAAGATCAAGATTGACGCCACAGACTTCGAGGCTAGCACCAATAAGCTTAATGAGGAGCGGAAGAAACTATCTACAAAGGACAGGGTAGCCTATACCTCTCATACCATGTTCTATCCTTTTACGATTGATGACTGTTTTTTAAGCTCTTCTCAAAATCTGTTCCCGGTTGAGTACGCTATCAAGCATAAGAACGATCTTCTTGAGTCGGGTCAATATAGCGGCATGCTGTGTGATGTTTTTCTTGAATCGGGCAATAAGCTTGGTACTACTAAATCTAATAAACAGCTAGCTGGTTTCCCGTTTAGTGGAGGTGTTATTGACGCTCCTGTTCAGATATTTGAGATGCCTCAATCTAATAGGTTTGATGATTTTATATACGTAAGCTCGCTCGATCCGTATAAGCAAGCGAAGTCTGATACCCCTTCATTAGGAGCTTTTTATGTATTCAAAAGGCGTGTTGGTATTCGAGATCCTTATGCCTATAGAATAGTGGCTTCATACGTATCCCGCCCATCATCCATAGATCAGTTTTGCCGTACTTGTGAGGTGCTTCAGAAGGGATATGGTGCTATATGTCTTATGGAGAACGCTGACCAGATGTATGAGCAGTATCTTAATCGGAAGAGTGGTATGCCGGCATCTTTCTTCCTGTTTGCTGGTGAGGCAATAGCCAATAAGTATGTGAAGGCCGGCTCCCGGCAGAATAGCAAGTTAGGTCTATACCCTACCCCCGGTAACCAGAACCTGCTATTCTCGTGTGTCGTGGATTACTGTTGGCAGGATTTCGTTATCGGATATGACGATAATACCGGTCTTGATATAACGGTGAAGGGCATTGAGTTGATCGATGACATAGCTCTACTGGATGAAATAATACAGTACAAGCCCGGATTGAACGTCGATAGAATTATATCGTTTGGTCATGCTTTAGCTTTAGCTAGGTATTTTGACGATAACAATTACATGCCTAAATCGAAGATCGAGGAGATGAATAACGCCCGTAAGGAAGACGCTTATAAGCACCATGAGATATATGCCTCTGCCTTTGGATCGGTATCTATAGGTGCGTTTCGGTAGTTTAGTGTTGCTTAATAACTTATCTTTGCTAAAAACAAATTAGATTGACATGGAGATTTTCAATAGAGATCATTCGTTTCCTGCAAAAGGGGCGCTATTAGGATTACCTCCTCAGGCTATTTCCACGAAGAAAAAGAACAGGAAATGGAAAGAGGATTGTATGGACGCTCTTGAGGTGATAGGATTAAAACAATATGATCGTAACCAAATGTACCGTGACTATTATCTGATGGCGGATGGTAAGTTATCTTTTATGGAGATGGCGGATGTTATCCCACAGTTAAGAAACGTACAGAAGTTAAGGAGTGATATAAGGATACCCTCTTTCTTGAAGCATTATGATATCATAGGTGGTATCGTGAATGCCTTTGAGGGATGGTTGACGAACCTACAGGATAAATATACTGTTAACGAGGTAGGGGATCTGGCTATAAGCGAGTACGAGGATACGATGTCCAACTTACTTCACCGCCATATCCAAGAACAGTGGGATATTATAGTCAACCAACGTCTTGTTGAGGCCGGGCTTGATCCTACATACAATGAGTTTAATTCCGAGGAGGAACGTCAGGCTTACGCCCAGCAAATCCAGCAGGCCAAGGCGTCTATGACCCCTGACGATATCCAGAGGTTCATGAGCACCAGATGGAAGACGCAGGCGGCTGTATGGGGAGATCATACGATCGAGGCTGATCGTAGCAGGTTTTATATGGATGAGCTTGACAGGGAGAATTTCCGGGATCGTCTTCTTAGCGGAAAGATGTTTCGTAATCATTTCGTCGGTTTTGATTACTATCGACCGGAGGTGTGGAGTCCGATGGAGGTGTTCCATCCTGATGTAAAATATCCGCAATATGGATCTTATGTAGGCCGTCTTCATTATTATGAGGGTGTTGAGTTGATATCAAAATACGGCCATAAGATGACGGCCAAGGATAAACGCCGGATTATGGGCGGTGATGATGATTACGAGGGATGGGTATCCAATGACGGTACTAGGTATGATTGGAAGAAAAAGAAGCCGTCTATTACCGGTATGTATGAGAATGAGGTTATTCCATGGAAAGGATACCATGACTATGAGTCTATAGTCGCCGCTGAGGACTATTATGGTGTTCCTATGGGAGAGTACCATACCTTCGGGCCGGACGGAGAGGAACACACCCAGCCCCGCTTCTTGCCCCGCTTCCATCCCTTTGGCTATTTTAACTCTGACATGTCCAATGGAAAGAGATATGAGATAGATTCCCGTCTTTTTAGAGTCATGGAAGGATATTGGGTGTCCATGAAACCGGTATTTCTAATAACTTACATGACGGAGACCGGTATGGTAGATCAGGAGCTTGTTACCGACGAGCTATTACCTGAGTTTTTGGAGAAGAACGGGATAAAGAAGGTGAAGAGGGTGATGGCAGAAGCCGTTGGCGATCCTGAGGTTAATACCTATATCTTGGAGTATGTGCCTGAGGTTAGGTTTGGAGTTAAGATTACTGGAGGTAATTTAATGGATAAACCTATATATATAGGGGGAGATCCAATACCTCATCAGATACATGGTGACAGCAGTCTATATGATTATGTCATTCCGGTGTCTGGATTCATAGGGTCAAGCCTTGCCGATCGCATACAGCCGTTCCAGATGATGTATAATCTTGCTATGAACCAGCTATACAATAACGCAGAGAAGGAGATCGGTAAGTTCTTCTTAGGCGACTTAGGATTCCTGCCTACGGAATATAAGGATATGATGGACAAGAAAGGGGCTTTGGCTACTTTCATGCAGATCGTTAAGTCTGTCTCGTTTATGGGTGTAGGTGGTAATGACACGAACAATCCTTACCAGAATCCGCAGATGAGTAGCATATATAACCAGTTTGGTGTATATGATCTTACTAATACGGATCAGATAAGATCCCGTATGGAAATGGCGTCTTACGCCTATATGATGGCTTATAGGATGATAGGTATATCCGAGCAAGCGATGGGTCAGTCAACTAGATACGAGAGTTCTACGGGCGTAAAACAGGGAGTTAACGCCACTATGTTACAGACTCAGACTTACTTCAATGATTTCGATGACTTCAAGAAACGGACATTGGATATTCATCTTGCGGTAGCTCAAGTATGTCAGAAGGAAGGATACGATTGGACCGTGATGTACAGGAACAGCGATCTGTCCTTGGCTTACATCAGTCTTACGGATAATAGCTTGTCGTTACGTCATCTTAATGTTATGGCTGTCTCTAATTCCAAGAAACGTCTGGAATTGGAGAATTTGAAGCAATATATATTACAGACGAATACTTTGGGCAATGACTTGCTTGATATCACTAGAATGATGAATGCCAACTCGACGGCTGAGATGAATCAGATAGGAAGGGATGCCAGATCTTACGCAGATCGTGTAAGACAGGAGGAGTACCAGAATCAACAACGACTTGTACAGCAAAAAGCCGAGGCCGATCAACAGGCCCGTAATGACGAGCATGAGAAGGAGAAGGAGCTGGCTTATATCAAGGGTAACTTCGATTTACGGGGTAAGAGCATAATGGCCGCCGGTCAAGCGGCTAGGACACAAGATAACGCAGAGGGTATGGATTATGTGGAAGCTATAGCGGATCGAGCCTTGAAGGAAAGAGATCTGGATATCCGTGAGGAGGATATGAGAACCAGGCAGGCTAATGCCGAGGCTGAGCGAAGATCTCGTGAGGAGATAGAGAAAAGGAAGTTGGAATTAAAGGAAAAGGAGATAGATGCTAGGAATAAACGTTCTGATACAGATAGGTTTACGTCAATAATAAACAAGAATTGATTACAAGTTTTGTAAATATTTTTACAAAATATGTAATCATTTTGGCGTAAAATTCTGTCATATACTATAATGGGTTTGATTTAATTGGTAATTGGATTAATAATACTTTTGTAAAAAGCAAAAAAGGAAATTGTATGAATGACATGGGTGATTTCGCTAAGGGTTTTAAGACCATGAGTGTCGAGGAACTTTTTTACCGTGGTGACGGTGATGGCGATAAGAATAATATCGAGGGTAAATATGATAAGGATGGTAATCCTATAGGTGATACCAATAAAGAGCCTGCCGACGGCGGAGCGGCTGACGGTGGCGGGGATAAGGGCGGCGATGCGGTCACCGCAGACCCTGATTCCATTGGCGAAGGCGGTACTGATAATAATGTAGTATCAGGATTTAACGGAAAATCCTTTTTGGAGAAGATGGCCGCTAGAGGTATTATCGATAGTATTGACAACCTTGATATTATGGTAGATGATAAACCGGTCGATCTTTCTACTATCACGAAAGAGGATGATTTACTCGATATAGTGGAGGGATTGATCAAGGACAAGGCTGATGAGTTGTTGAAGGATAAGGTTGATACCGGTTCTATGTCTGACTTTATGAAGAAGATGATAGAGGTGGATAAGGCCGGTGGTAACGTTGGCCAACTATTAAGCCAATATCAGAGTATTCAGGCTCCGTTGGATAACCTTGATATGAGCAACAAGAATGATCAGCTTGCGGTCATCCAGCATTATTATAAGATGTTGGGTATGCCGGAAGACGAGATAAAGGATAATATGGAAATGATGATTGGTAAAGGCGATGAGTTTATCGAGTCTAAGGCCAATAAGTTTCATGATATCCTGAAAAAGGAGATGGATAACCTTATCGAGGAGGAGAAAAAGAAGTCCGAGAAAAGGAGACAGGAGTTAGTTGAGCAGATGAGAGTCTATAAGAAAGGTCTAAAGACATCTATAAGCTCAGGATTTCAGTTGAATGACACGATGATAGGTAAGGCTGTCGATTTCGTTACCAAGCCGATAGACAATCAAGGTCATACGGCTATAGATAAAGCCTATTCCGAGGCTATTAAAAATCCGGACATGGCCGCTGATTTGGCCTTGTTCTTGATGAATAAGGACGAGTTCCTTAAACAGAAAACCAACAAGGCTAAGATGGAGGTTAATAAGAAGACCATCACTCTTCTTTCTGGCAATAAGGGAGGAAAGCAGAATAAGACTAATATCGATAACGATACTATAGAAGCTAACTTCCTTGATCTGAGTGGATCAAAGAGTGTATAACGTTTAAATATATTGAAAATGAATCCGTTTCTTACAAAAAGTTTCCCGGCTACCGTGAATGGCGATAACGTTATTGCCTTTACCGATGCCAAGAACTATAAGACTTCGCTCGTAGAGCATAACTTAGGCTCATTGGCGAGCTGGTATTACGAGGATCCTGACAAGAATCATCTGGGTCTTTTGAATCTGTTCTCTAATATCGCTAATTACCCTGTACCGATGTATATGGGTATGATTAATAACGGCGCTACGATCTCCGTTAACGGTATTGGAGCTTCTTTCCGTTATGATCTTCCTGTTACAAAGACATTCGCTGTCGTTACGGCAGAGGATACTTCAGGTCATCATCTAAAACCGGGTATTGACGGTAGTTTGTTTGATATCGTTTTGAATACCTCTGAGTTTACGGCTTATGATGTTATTACCTACGATGCTGCTAACGGTTGTAATATCCTTATCTCAGGTGAGATCCCGTCTAAGACAGAAGGTGACTTGACACGTTATTGGTGTCGTGTTATCGGTGGTAAGGCTAAATACTTCCCTAAAGAGAAATTACGTCCTGGTATCCGTTATTGGAAGATCGGTCATGCTCTTGGTGAGTACAGCACTCAGTTCTCTAAGGTATCTGGAGCTGACAAGGCCGGTTCCATGACCTGTGAGTTCCGCTTAGGAAACCACCGTGGTGTTGAAGGAGAGACAACTATGTATGCTGGTATGAAGTCCATGCAGGCTGCCCAGAACAGCACTTCAGAGTTTGTGGAGACCGCTCTTCGTCGTATGAATGCCATGAGAAGTGAGTATGAGGGTAATATTCCTGATTTGGCTATTATCGGTAAGACTGTTAATGGTAGACTTGATTTGCGTACGGCTAAGGTAGCCTCTACGTTGGAGGTGTTCTGTATGGCTGAGTTGGTTAAGTTGGAGGCAAGACAGTTGATGTGGCAAGAAGGTGGTATTATCATGGATCAAAATGGTCCTATCCATTTGAATGAAGGTATCTATCGTCAGCTTCGCCGTGGTTACACTATCTACTATAGCCGTCCGATGGGTATTACTAAGGACACGCTTATGGCTGCCGCATCTTATATTTTCCGTGGACGTCAGGATCTTCCTATTACGGAACGTAAGATTAAGTTCAAGGTAGGAGCTATGGCTATGATCAATTTAGAGAAGTTGATTAGAGAATCTTTCTTCACTACATTGAGTAATTTAAGCTGGGGTATGGGTAGTGACCGTATGTTGCCTTCTAACCCTATCTCTGGTACTAACGACGCTATGATCTTAGGTCCGGTTCAGGTTAAGGGAGCTTTCATCCCGGGCATCGGTAATGTTGAGTTCGAGCATGATCCTTCTTTGGATTACGCCGACATGACAGATCGTAGTGAATTAGTGAATGGTATGTATCCTAGATCCTCTTATTCTTGTATTATCGAGAATATCACTGACGCTGGATCGACTAACGCGTATTCCGCTATTCCTAATACGGCTAACGCTAAGTTAGGTAATATGAATAACAACGTATTCTATATCAAACCAGAAGGCGTAAGCATGTGGTGGGGTTATGAGTACGGTCGTTGGGCGCACAAAGCCAACGGTAATGAGATCGTATCATCCTTGCCGGGCATGAAAGAGCAATTCTGGTGTCATTCTGCTTCCGCGGCATGGGTTATGGATAATAGTAAGTTCTTGATTATCGAGCTTCAACCGAACTACTTCGGCTAAGTTTTTATATATGTAATTTGGTTTTTAGAGGGGAGGATATTCCTCTCCTCTTTTTTTTAAAGTAACGCAAAAAAAGGAAATGAAAGAAATTTTAAAATCAAGGAAGGTATTGGCCGAGGTAAACGGTTTCAATATCATGTCAGATACCTTATATGAGGTTGTAGGCAAACACGATGGAAGTGCTCCTCAGGCCTTTCAAGACGCTAATATAGCTAAAGCTCCGTTCCCGGAGAACGCCACTCACGTATGTTGCCCTTGGGATGATTTCTCCAAGGCCTATAACACCGGTTTTTATCCAAGATCAAGATGCTATAATGGTCTTGACAAGAATGAGATCGACAGGCTCGTCAAACAGCGGGTAGATAATATCATGAAGCCTTTCGAGGAAATGTCGCAGATGGATCTATCTCAAACCAATTTAGAATTTTGGGATGACGCTAAGGATAAGATCTTCATGGGTAAGGTTTATAATACGGCTAATACCGTAGATCTATTTTATTTATATCTGGCTGTATTTTCCGGCATGTTGACTCCTCAGGAAATGGATGGCGATCCTGTCTTCATGAACTCCATGTTCTGTTTCGTGGAGAAAGACAATATGAAGGATTTCGTTCAGCAGCGTGAGATCAATAAGATGAACATCAGCTATAAGTTTATCAGCGCCCTTAAGAAAGGCGGCGACGATCGTCAGGCTGTCATCGATCTTCTTCTTTACATCGGTATCGTAACTCGCCCGGATTTCACGGAGGATGAGTATTATACAGGATCTCTATCAAACTGGATGAATGAGAAGAAGACCAATGTTGATTATCTGCTTGATATCTGGGATCGGTCATTGGAAGGTGATTTCAAGGAAGTTCTTGAGTTTTACCGTATCGTAAACGTCCTTCAACGAAATGGTCGTATCAATATGACTCCATCCGGATTACAATATAATGGCCAGATCATAGGACCTGACGTTCGGACATCCGCTGAGTTCTTGGCTACCAAGAAAGACTTTATTAACATAAAGGCTAATGTATTGGATGAGTATGAGGAGATCATATCTATGTCTAATATCGATGATAAGTCCAAGACCAAGAAGGTTAAGGATATTAAGAAGAAGGATGACGTAGAGGAAGGTGATAAGGTTAAGGAGGAATAATTATGACAATCCAAGAAGCGTATCTAAGGTCTTTGCAGAAGAACGAGCAGAATCTGGCCAATGGCGGGATTAAGCTTGATCCGGGGAGGTTCGTGCTGTTGTTCAACGAGGCCCAAGACCGGTTGGTTAAGTACTATCTAAATAGGAAGGATGACGAGACTATACGCTCCATCCAAAACCTTCTTGTTTATTGGATGTCGTTGGATAATGCGGGTAGGATGGATAACCCTGAGTCTACGTCCTTTAACTTACCTGACGACTATCTATGGTTCTCTAACATAAAAGGCGTTTTCTCATACAAAGGGTGTGAGGTCACTGATTTCGTTATGTGGGAGGCTAAGAACGAGAATATCCATGAGCTTCTTGGAGACGAGAATAATCGTCCTTCTTACGACTACCGTGAGACATTCTACTCCATAGGGGACGGGAAGGTCGTGGTCTACGAGTCGGGCTTCCGTACCGAGGAGGTTAAGATGACGTACTACCGCCGCCCTGTCAGGGTGGACCTGTCGGGGTATATCAACGCCGCCGGTATCCAGTCGACGGACATCGACCCTGAGCTGCCCGATTATCTTGTGGAGGAGATTCTGGATATGGTCGCTAAACAATTCAGCCTTAACGAGAACGAGTTGCAGAGGTATCAGCTTGATAAGGATAATGTGGCTTCTTTTAAATAAACAACGTTAGTTTTGATTGATAAGCCTGCTCAGAAATGGGTAGGCTTATTTTTTTTATCATCCTATGCATATTTTCTGGAATCGGAGATTTCTCCGACTCCAGAAATCGTAAGTATGGTTTTTGTGTTTTACAAAATATTTAATATAATGATTTTATATTGGAATATTTTTTATCTATATATTTTTACGGTAAAACTTTTATTTATATATTTGCTTCGTATTAAATAATTAAATATATATAATATGAAAACTAATGTTGTTATGATCTCCAAGGATAGGGATCTTTTTGGTGTTACTATCAAGCAAGACACTAAAACGTCTTTCATGTCGTTGACTGATTTACAGGAAGCCTATACAAGGAAAAGGATTCAGGAGGGATGGAATGATAAGAGAATAGAGAATATTCTTTCTAACAAGGAGAGTGCTGAGCGAATATATTATATTCTTGAAAAACAAGGATATATGATAGAAACAGGATTTCCTGTTTTTATGGAAATGGTTGAAAAAGAGTCTCTTATAAAAGTAATGAAAAAGTTTGGCGCTTATAAGACGGTTGGTAGGGGCGAGAACAGGAGAACTATGTGTAATCCTTATATATGGGTTCTTGTAGCTATGGAATTGAATCCTATGTTGTATGCCGAGGTTGTTACGTGGTTAACTGATAAGCTTATTCTTAATAGAATAGAGGCTGGTGATAGGTATAATGCTTTGTCTAGGGCAGCTTCTAGATTTAAGGATGTAGATTATGTTAAGATCGCCAAGGGTCTTAATTATATTGTTTTTAATATCCATGAAAGTATGATCAGGAATAAAGCCACGGAAGCTGAGCTGAAGGAATTGGAGCAAACACAAGGCAATCTTATATGGGCTATAGATATGGGTTATATAAAAAGTTTCGATGAACTTGTTGATATGATGAGGAAGATGTATAAGAAAAAGTGGCTTAAATAATGTTTTTACAAAAAATGTAATTTATTTATATGCCTATACACTCGTGATCGTGTTTTATTGTCGTGAACTCGTTTATTATTATGTTTGCGTTAGGTAAATGATTTTTAAACTAAAATATTAATTATATGTTGCACAGACCGCAAGACCGGGTACTTTTCGTATCCCCACACGCTAAGATGGTGGATGTTGATTCCATCTTCTTGAAGGAAGGACAGATCGGTATTTACGATACTAAAGATACTTCCGAGAACGGTTGTAAGGCCGTGATTGATTTTACCGGTAAGCCTCGTAACGACAAGCGTTATGAGATCCGTATCGGTCGTAATGAACAAGCGGCTTCCCGCTCTATCTATGATAAGGATTTTTCCACGCCGTTATTCTCCTTGAACGAGATCACGGAGATTTACGCTTCTTGGCCGAAGAAAGATCACGCTTATGTCGATGACGTTATCTTAGGATACAATGGTGTCTCTGACGACACGGCTTTCTCCGTTTCCAAGGGCGACCGTATCGTTATCCGCTTGATTCTCGCCGGCAGGGCTTTCGAGCTTCTTGGCTATGAGGAAGGTCGTGTAGAGATCAATGACGCTATCCTTTTGGATGATTGTGATAATACGCCAAATCAATGCGAGGAGTGTGATCCTTGCGAGGAGGTTGATTTGTTGCCCGCCGTATTGAAGTGTATTGAGCGGATGAAGAACCAGCCTATCGCTGGTGGTGGTAAGGTGTCCGATTATATTGATATCACTCCGGTCACAAGATGTACTAACGAGGCTACTGAGCCTGATACGGAGGATGTCAATTTCTATTGCATGGAGGTATGCGATACTGGTGATGATCTGGCGTTGGCTGAGGTTCGCGCCCAATATCCAGGATTGAAGATCGTACGTGAGACTATCGAGGGTAGCATGTCACGTTATAAGGTGATGAAGAAAGGCGCTAAACCGGCTGATTATACTCAACGTCTGATCTCTATCATGAAAGGATGTACGGATTGTCCTCCTAACTATACCGAGGTTAAGGGTGGTTATCTGTATTCTATCTCCTTGGAGGATGACGGTGTCGATATGTCTACTACGGTGGAGTCATTGCCTAACGTTGTAGCCGATACGGTTAATAAGATGAGTCAGATCAAGGGATCAGGTTTGTATATTGCCGCTACTTCCAAGAAATTGACGGATGAGGAGATCTCTACTTTCGTGGAGGCCAATCCTACGGCTATTATCTACTATGTGGCTAAGACATCCGATATGTGTGAGAATCCTACGGTTCGTACCGCTTCTTGGTCGGCTTGTGGTTCTTGCAAGGTATCCACCGAGAAGTATTATATCACGATCCCGGATGATGAGTGCGGGAACAGTGCTTTGGAGGAAATCAAACAGGCTTTCCCGGAACTGGAGATCACTGACTACGGTACTCCTGCGGCTTGCCAGCATAGCTTCCAGACAACGGTATATACTAACATGTTGTGTGATGAGTGCGACAAGGTGTTCGAGGAATTCTTCACCAGCGAGGCTCCGGCGTCTTACCGCAACCGTATGTGGAAGAAATTGGAGTCGGCTCAGGAACTTGGCACTAACTGCAAGTGCGGTATCCGTTTCCGTGGCAAGGAAATGTTGTTATCTCCATCAGAGTGCTTGATGGATAAAATGACTTATGTAGAGGATAGTGTTGAGATCGTTGGCGCTAGCGGAGGTTATCCTGATTCTCTTGACGAGGGGTCTCCTATCTGGTGGGATCAACTTAATTTCGAGAGACTGTCCAGCAAAGCGCCACGTACTCATGTCGGCGGTAATATGATGGATGACGAGTTGAAGGGATACGCTCATTTCAACGGCTTCCCGAAACATCAGGATTTCATGGGACGGACATTCATGAACGAATATAGTCGTGTTGAACAAACAGCCCAATACGTGGACTTCCAGATCACGATTAATCCTCATAGGTACTCTCAAGGATTCGGAAAGGTTCTCGCCGATGATCCGGTTAACTTGATCTTACGTGTACGCTATGGCGCTCATGAGGGTGTTCAGGAGATGATTAACATGATCGGTGCTGCCGCTGGTCTTGGCCCGGCTATCGTAACCGAACCGAAATAAAGAACCTTTTTTGCGTTCATATATTTCCTAAAGGGGAGAGATTCAATCTCTTCCCTTTTTTAATCTATAATAAATGGTTGTGATGGAGGAGTGAAGTTTGTAGTGTATCTAGGTATATTTGATATTCTCATCTCGTCTATAATACCTCCTGTCATATTATCGCTAGATCCTGTTCTTCCTCCTATACATATATTGTAGTCTTGTTTTAATATGATCTTTTTTTTGTTAAACTTATTTATGCCATTAATATATAATTTGCATAATTTGTCATCAGATGATAATGCTATGTGATTCCATCCTATCTCCAAGACAGAAGAGCTTACACTTTCATAATTGTCGAAATTTCCATATATGATATTATCATATCCTATATAGAAGGCGAATCCTGTAGGGCTTCCTGATATATCAGATGTTATAAATCCTTGTTTTGAGCTTTTATTTGTACAATAATACCATAACTCTATGGTATAGTTTCCTTCTGATATAATATCCCAGAACCATTGTGATTGATCGAATATTATAGGAGCGATGTCGAATTTGGCAGCTTGATCAAATTTACCTGAAACATATGATCCCCCCCCCCATGTGACAGGGCCTACATTTTTCCCGATATATTTGAAATCATTATTAAAATGAAATAACAATATCGTGTTGTTGGCTTTTTTGTTAAAGGACATTCTTCTTCTCATACATCTTATGTTTTTAATTACGTTCAAAGATAATTATATATATCTTTGAGGTATATAATTAAAACATTATAATATGTCAGCTATTAATGAGTATTTAAAGAGACTGGCTTCCATATTTGGTAGCATGGGTTTCTCCGTTCCGCCAGATGACTTCTCAGGTGTTGTCATAGACGGAAAGACGTATCCGGTCATGATGAGGAATGACGGGTGTTACGTTTACTTCGATGATAAAGGAGTAAAGAGACTTGTAAGCGAGGTCCCTAAAAAGGATTATCAGTTCATTAACATCAAGGACGCCCGTGTGTCGATCGTCAACCAATGTTATCGTACGCCGGGTGGTCAGGTAGAGGCTCGTATCCATACCTATATGAATAATAAGGGTGAGATATTGGCCGAGAAGATATTTATCATCAACTCATCGGATATTGATACTCCCATTGGTACGGAATTGGACAAGGTTCCCGCCGAGTGGGTGGCTATAGATTGTAGCATAGCGGAGATGACCGATCGGGAGTTGATATTCGTAAGTAAATGTTACGCCACGGAAGGGGGCAAGGTCCAGATCGAGGGCGTTGAGTCGGTAGACCCCCGCCTGAACCAGGAGGTATCCCATTATGAGGTGGTAAATACGACTGACGATAGCAATCCTATCGGTACGGAGTATGATAAGATACCCGATACATGGAGTCGTATAGTATGTGATTTCCCGGACATGACCCAAAGGGAGATAATACCGGTGCTTAAATGCTTTGATACCGGAACCGGAAGGGTGCAGATAGAGGGATATAAGATATTTGATTATGAGATGGGTGCCAGAAAGGAATGGTATCGCATCAAGCAAAGTACCGATCCTGATAATCCGGTAGGTAATTTTATCACCAGCATAAGCGATGACTGGGTTGAGGTCGTTTGTGACTTCACGGATATGGAGGATCGTGATATTGAGGTAACTGTAGAATGTTATAAGACACCGGCCGGTAAGGTGAAGCTGGAGGTTCTCACGTCATGGGACGGGAATATAGGAGTTAGGGATAAGAACTATAAAGTCCTGGAGACTACCGACCCGTCACAACCTGAGGGCGCCAGCTTCAGTTCCTTGCCAGATACGTGGGTAAGGACTGTCTGTGATTTCGACGATATGGAGGAGCGTGACATCAGGTCTTATGTCGAGTGTTATGACGGAGGCAATGGCAATGTCAAGCTTCGTAGGTTGGTTTCTTATGACTCCAAGATAAAGGCAAGATACGTCCGCTTCGAGGTGCTTGAATCGGATGACGCCGGCTTCGTTCCGGGGGCCGAACTGACTACCCTCCCGGACGGATTCTCTTTGGTGTCTTGTGATTTTACGGATATGGAAGATAGGATGCCTATTGATATCGAGGAGTGTTACAAGACATCAGCCGGAAGCGTGCGTATGAGACATGTGGTGTCTTATGACGGTGATCTTGGGAAAAGAAACCAGTTCTGGGAGATTGTGGACTCGTCTGATAATAAGTATGGGCTAGGAAATAGGATAAATAATATCCCTGCGGATTTTATCCGTGAAAGGTGTGCTCTAGAAAGGTTGGATGATCGTATTACCAGAAATGCGATAGAATGTTACTCGACACCGGGAGGATCGGTAAGGATTAAATCCACTTACGTTATCAACCCTTTAAATCATGTTAGGTCGTATAATCATCATGTATTGAGTTCTACAGACAATGATATCCATGTTGGTACTCAATATACCTCTTTGCCATCTAATTTCACTCGTATCGAATGCGAGGAGCCGGATTATATGGATCGACTTATAGATACCACTGAGACTTGTTATGATACCGGAAAGGGTACGGTGAAGATCAGGAGACAGGAGTCGTTGAACGGAAATCTGGATGTAAAGACTTTCGACTATAAGATCGTTGAGTCTACCGACCCCGATCATCCTATCAATACTACCCCTACGCAGACGATTATTAACGGCTGGACGGTTATCAGTTGTGATCTTAATATCATGGACGTGGATGATTGTTATGAGATCGGTGGTCATAAGATACATTTGAAGGGATTCAGGACAGTCAATCCGGCGTTACAGGATATTAAGTCTATATTGTATGTCGTGTACTCTGATCATCCTGATTACAATGTAGGTGATGAGCTTACGTCTATACCGGATGGGGCTAAGGTGACGATCTGTGATTACGCTGATAAGAGCCAAAGGCATATGGTCCCGGTGCGGGAATGCTATGAGGTGGCCGATGGCCGGTTCTATGTGGAGGGAAGTCGGTTGATTGATAACAATATGGTCGTAGAGCGGATGTCGTTGATGGTGCTTGAGTCATCCTCTCCTACCTACCCTGTAGGGACTACGCTGACCTCCATCCCCGATGGCGCTACTATCGTGGCTTGTTTATGTCAAACCTGTTAATATCAAGGTCATGGTTAAGGTATGTAATGATTATTATATGATTGACGCCCTAGCCGGCGGTGAGGTCATAAGGAAAAGGAAATATCGTCGTGAGAATACGATGATCGGATATAAGTGGTATGATTATAATGGGGTCGAGGTAACCGACCCCATTGAGATATCACGTCTTGACGGATTGGCTACTAAGCATCAACGTGTTGATGAGGCTTATGATGACCATGCTGTTTTCATGTCGTCAACCAATTACGTTAACAGCGTTTCCGGTATACCTATGGATAAGCATATGGTTGTCGTTGAATGGAGGCCGGATAGCGAGCAGGGTTTTGTAACCATGGCTCATGATGAGGGTCTTGATGGGGACAGCTATTATATAGTTGTTATCAATGCCGGAGATAAGCAGGCTACGATCTACACCCCCGTGGACCCTGAGGATCCAAAGGATGGGACTTCCCGTGCGGTTGATGGCGATAACGTTTCCGTTGGCGGATCATATGTCTCTATATCCCCCAAGCAAGTAGAGAGGATAAGGGCTACTTTCCGTGATGGTAAATGGTATTATGAGTTAGTCACAAAAACATATCCTAGTAATACTGGAGGCATTAAGATCGGGGATGTTGATTTTGTGACGTTCAGATATTTATGGGAATCAAGTTCCGGAAGGGACTTGGACACGATGACGGAAGCCCTTAATTCTAATGTTCCCACCATAGATAATCTTGCTGTAGGTTGGTCTGGCCCCGGAAATGGAGATAGCTCTGTTAGAGAAGTTCTTAAATGGGGTGGTGATAATACCGGTTCTGGTAAGGAATGTGTTTGGATGTCGGTGAAGGATTTAAGGGCTAAATATTATGATATCCTACCTGAAGAGACGTATTTCATGGCCTACGCTACATGGTTTGGATCTAAAGGTACGGGTAAATGTTCTTTTGAACTTGTTGGATACAAGGGAGGTACGATGAGCCAAGATGGATATAATTTCATCAATACCGGTGGATCTGTGGTGTATCAAAATACGTATGATTTTGTTTGTCATACCAGTAAGGGTTCATCTACGTATAAGACATCCTACGAGAAGGTGGCTCGTGTTACCTACAATAAGCTCACTAACGAGGTTTATATGTCCATCGGTGACGCTATAGATCAGGAGGATAATTATGATAAGTTAGAGCGAGAGATCAATAATATAAAGGAAAGACTTAGCGATGTCGAGAGCGAGTTGGCTGTCGTAAGACGTATAGCTGAGGGCAAGAACACGGCGTATATCTTTGATACGGTCGATGCCATGAATGAGTGGCTGGCGGTCCCGGAGAACACGGCTAAGCTCCGTGTGGGTGACAGCCTCTGGATTAGGGAGCAGGATGTACCTGATTATTGGTGGGATGGAACTCAGGCTTTAGAGCAGGAAGGTCCGAAGGTTGATTTATCTCCTTATTATACGAAAGACGAGATTAATAATATTGTCAATGATATCAATCAGAAGATAGAGGATAAGAGTACGTCTATTATCTTCGATACTTATATCCAGATGAAGTCTTTCGTGGATGATCCAACTAACGCCGATAAGCTTAAGGAAGGTACTATCTTGTTGATACGAGAAAAAAATGTACCTGATTATTATTACGATGGTGCTGGGATAGTTAAGATGGAAGCCGACGTAGAGCAATGCCTTTATGTTACTTTGACTAATAAGCCTACGGAAAGCACTGTAAGTTATACCCAAGATCGGGAGGTGACTAATTTCGCTCCTGGAGCTATAGCTAGATGGGTTGACGCTGACGGCAATGACGTGTTTTATAAGCTTGTTGAGATAGTAGGTGGTAAGGCTAAGTGGATTACCCTTATCGATACTAAATACGGCAATGTGACGCTACAGAGCACTTACGACAAGAATTATGAGATCGTAAATATCGTATCTGGGTCTAGGTTACAGGCTATAAATAGCGAGAAGAATGATATCAAGTTCGTTAATAGTGCTACGGGTAACGTGACTGTCGTGTTGAATGGCACTGTATCAGGGGGAGCCAAGAAGCTGGTGAGTATGCTGGCTGTGAACGAGGTAGTCTTGACCCCAGGAGCGGCGGTGTCGTTTACCCGGAACGGCGATGAGTTCGTGCTCACGGAGTTGTTTGGCGTTACTATCTTCCCAGATCTGGCGGATGCCAATCGTGAGGGTGAGTGGGTCATGAGCGTAGGCGCAACTGGTAAACCGATCCTTATGGAGGTAAAGGAGATGCGTAAGTGGGATGAGAGCATAACCAAGGAGCTTACAATAGATGAGCTTAACGAGAAGTTCCCTAACGTGGATATCGGATTCGCTGTCGTATGCAAGACCATCAACAAGGTATATGAGATGGTTAACGGATACAAGGAATGGGTGTCTTATGATATAAACTCAATTAGTTGATATGGGATTTTTAGTAGGATATGATACGGCCCTGTCCTCGGTGACGTTTTATGTTAACGAGGATAGGTTCCCTTGTTATAATGGGAGGAATGCTGATTATGTGCCTGATCCGATAGTAGATTTAGGTAATTTTAATCGTAATCTCAGGTTCTCGGCAAACAATCCAGGATTCGTGGACGTCGATTGGGGTGATGGGACAAAGGATCAATACCCTTTGGTCAAGATATCTGACGGTAGTTATAGGATAGTATTCAGGTCTTTAGATATTGAGTACAAAAAGAATCCTGACGATACTACATGGTGGTTCAGGAAGGAGGATGGATCTCAGTATATACCGGTTCCTCCACATAAGTATAGAGATATCAGGCGTAGGGAGGTTACGATGAGGTTCTCTAACGTAATCGATGGGGAGTTCAATATGGATGGTATTGTCCTCCATGAGTTTCCTGTAGTTAATCTACCTGATATAACTTATTTGGCTATGGCCAGATCCGTTCTTAAAAATGGCGATATCCCATATGACAGGATAAGTAAGAGCGTTAATCTTCGTAATATACAGATGGGGTCTTTTTATCATCCTGGTGTTTGGGACAATTGGCCGGAAGGTTTTTTAAATATGAAAAATCTGAGGTATTTCGGATGTAATAGTATTTTTAATTTCGCTGATAATCCTGATTCGAATTGGAGAAGATTCTCGGAATGGAAGAATCTTACAGGGTTTAATTTCAATTGGTGCAATATACCTTCGTATGACCCTGCATTTGATTCTATTCCGGCAAAAAGTATAAGCATTATTAGCGATCGGAATAATATACCTGTATTTGATGAGGTGGATAAGGTAGGGGATGATAAGGAAAGCGTTACTTTTATGGGTGGTGGTAGCTCATGGAAACAAGATCTGGCAGGAGGTAAGTTGAATAAGATTCAGGGCACGTATTGTAATTCAGGCACGGTGCCGGTAGATGATCTTCCGGATTGGTTGTATGAGGTAAGGGAATTTAGGGTATGGACTTTGTATGATGGTAGATTTATAAATACGCAGGAGAGGGCTGATACATTCGTAAATACATTTTATGATAAGATAATGTCGTGGAGTTATATAACGATGTCACAGACGGCTTCTGACGGTAATAGGAATCAGTTTTATAAACTTACCTTAGATTTATATACTTCCGCAGCTCCTACCAACAAGAGACCATCTGGCGTTTATCAAGCCCCTGAGGGGTTTGTTAAGGGTGTTAGCAACGGTAATCCTACGACGCCTATGGAGAAGGTGTATGTGCTTACCAACAACTACGGGCAGACATGGGTCTTGGCCCCTGCCCCAGCTTCTAAGGCCGCCCTTACGAGGGCAAGGCGGGCTGGGAAGGCTAGGATTACCCCGTTCGTCCTTGGCGTAAAGGACGGCCATGTATCCGTGTTCAGCGGAGATGTATTGGATGATAATATGAGTAAGTATAATTTCGCTGACAAATACGAGGCTATAGATATCTGTAACGATCTGGGATTGGATAGTTCACCGGTTGTTGAGTATTTCAGGAGAATAGAGGAGGGAGAGGTATGAGGCTGATATGTAAGGATACGAATAAAGGGTCTATAACCTTTTTTACTAAGGGTAAATACGCTTTTAGGGGCGTTAACAGGAATGATACTACCGATGATGTGCCTGATCCTATATTGGATGTTAATAATTATAATGAGAGTATACAGTTTTATTCCAAGACCCCCGGCATGTGCGAGGTCGATTGGGGTGATGGGAATAAAGATCAATTTCCTTTCGTGAAGGACAGGAGCGAATCCATATACGGGCGATATAGGTTGATGTTTAGGAGAAGGGATATAAGTTATCGTAAGAATCCGGATAGCCATCCATGGTGGTTTTATAAGGAAGATGGGAGTGAGTATATTCCCGCCCCCAATCATGCTTACGCTGATGGACTAGATAAAGATCGGGTCATTACCATGACTTTTACGAATGATATTACATTCGTTCAAACAACAAGGATAATGATGGTAGGATTCCCGATATTAGACGCCCCAAGTATTATCAACTTAACCTTATCCATTACCGGCGATGGGAATATAACCGATATCCCTAAAGACAGGATACGTAGATCGGTAAATATAGAGTATATAACACTTAACGAATTGGGTGTAGGGACATTGACATCCATACCGGACGATTGGGATAGGTTGACTAAGTTGAAAGGCATTAATTTAAGTCGAACGGCTGATTTTAATGATACGGAGTCTTCTAATATAAGGAAATTCCCCTCTATGTGGCCTAATCTTGTAACATTAGCTTTGGCAGGTTGCAGGGTTAGGGTATATCCAAGGGAATGGCTGTCTTTTAGCAAGCTAAGAGAATTATATATATCCCCGGGAGTGGCTATGCCATCGTTTGATCCTAATACATGCCCGGCTATGGATGAGGTGGATAGGATAAATCCTAGCTTAAGGATTTTCGATCATATAAATAGATGGTATGGGTCTGTCGTGAGCTGGCATCCGTATATGAGCGGTAAGGGATTGGGAAACATTGAGCGTATCGACGCTTCATACGGTTATAGTAATATAGATGTAAGTAATCTCCCGGATTATATATATGAGATGAGGTCTATGAATAGCTTTTATATGCATCTCAGCTTGTCAACCCAAAGTCGATGTGATACGTTTATATCAACATTATATGAGAAGGTGATGGGGTTTGATTATCTCACTATGTCTTCCTCTGCTTCCGATGGCAAAAGAAATCAGTTTTATGGATTGTATCTAAGTATGTATTTGGCTTCGACTCCTGATGATAAAAGACCTAGTGGCGTATTACAGGCTCCCTCTGGTTTTATAAAGGGTCAGTCTAATGGCTCTCCGTCGACTCCTATGGAGATGGTTTATGTGCTTATGAATAATTATGGATGGAGGTTTAATATGGCACCAGAGGCTTCGGTGTTAAGGTCAATACGATCTTCTGATATTGACACGAGGTCGTATAAGCCATATAAGCTTATCGTATTTGACGATGGGCGTACCTTTGTAGGCGATGGAGATGTTTTAGCTTATGATACAGATAAGATATTATCGTTTGGAGGTCAACCGGAAGGGGAGTATTTATGCGATTCTATGGGATTGGACAGGAATGTTATTGTAGAATATTTTAACAAGATAGGTAATGGCTAAGACATTATATAAATACGAGGCATCATCCAACAAGTTTGTGTGGTTCACGACATGGGATAGGGCGCTTAAAAATTATTATAGTGAAGATTATAATTATGTCCCTAGACCTATAATAGGGAATGAATATAATACGAATGTTGAGTTTAGGTCAAGGAAGCCCGGTATGGCTAACGTAGATTGGGGAGATGGGGTAAAGGAACAGTACCCTATGATCAAGGTTCAAGGGCAAAATGATTATCGTATCATATTCCGTTCATTGGCGGTACAATACAGGAAAAATCCTGATACTACGTGGTGGTTCAGGAGAGAGGATGGATCACAATACGTACCTGTGGATAATCATGCTTACGCTGATGGGAGGAAGGATGTGCAAAGGGTTGTGTCGATAGATTTTACTTGCGACATTTATTATGCTAGAATTAGTGATTGCAGGATGACATCTTTCCCAATCGTAGATATTCCGGATCTTGAAACTTTAATCGTATCGCATACGATGCATGTTAATGATGGCATACCGGTAGATAAATTGTCAAGATCTAAGAAATTAACTTATATAGAACTTCAAAATGTAGGGCAAAGAATGACTGAGATGCCTGAAGCTATAACCAATAAGACCGAGGTATATTATTTGAATTTATTTAATATGCTTGATCTTAGGGATATAGAGGCTAGTGGAATAAGGAATATAAAGAACATGAAAAAAATTGAGAATCTTAATTTAAGTTCATGTTATTTGGATAGGTATATAAAGGAGTTTAATGACCTCCCTAAACTTAATACATTGAATATGACTCCTGCCCCTAGTGGTATGTGGAATTATTTAGACCTTAATACGATTCCATCGTTCGAGGTAGATAAGATAAATCCTATGATCACTACTTTTGATTTCCTTCAAGACTGGATGGCTTCTGAGAGAAGGACAGGGTGGAATGATGATAATATGTCTGGAAGGGGACTGGAATATATTACTGGTTTTAGTGCCTCCCATTGCAATAGTCTTAGAATGGATAAGCTTCCGGATTATATTTATGAGATGAGGGCTATTACATGGTTTAGTGTGAGGTGTTCTACTCATAGCCAGCAACGATCGGATGATTTCGTGAATTCTTTTTATAAACTGGTTACGGAATGGGATCAGATAACCATGACATCGGTAGCTAATGACGGAAAGAGGAATCAGTTCTATGGTCTTTCGGTAAGCATGTATAGTGCTACTTTTCCAACCGAAAACCAGCGTCCTTCCGGCACGGAGCAGGCCCCCGAGGGATTCGTGAAAGGCCAGTCCAACGGATCTCCCGCTACGCCTATGGAGAAAATATATGTATTAAAAAACAATTACGCCCAGAAATGGACGATAAAGCCAGCTTGAAATGAATAGAAATGATATTGTAAAAGAATTAGGTTCGTATTTTGACATAGTAGAATTGGTATGTCCCCATACATACAATAAGTGGAAGGAAAGATCGTGGCAGTTCCTTGACACAGGGTTTCTCCATAATTTACTTATATTACGTAGGGATATAATCAAACAGCCTATGTATTGTAATAACTGGGATAAGCAAGGACAGTTTTCCCAGCGTGGTCTTAGATGCAACATGTGCCAGATCGTCAAGGATAAGAAGGATGTTTATCTATCCGCTCATGTATTGGGTAAGGCCGGTGATTTCGATGTCAAGTCGATGACGGCGGAACAAGCCAGAGGTTTGATTTTAGATCATCAGGATATGCTTCCATATCCTTTTAGGCTTGAGGGTAAGGTGAATTGGTTGCATTTTGATAGTCTTGACACGAGGAACGGTATACATGCCGTGGTGTTTTAGGTACTTAATGGTATAGTAGTTAACTTTGCGAGTAAGGTATAAAATGAAAGACAAAGACATGATAGAGCGAGTGGGGGCTTTGTGGAATATTGCGCTTGCGTATGGTGCCTCTTGTTGGGCTTATTTCCAGCCAGTACACCATTTATTGACCGTATTACTTATAGTATTAATAGCGAATTTCTTGGCTAGGTTAGCGCAAAGCGTAAGGGGCTGGAAGCTCCGACGAAGCCGTAGAAGACGGTTTAGTTTTAAGAGATGGCTTAGGGAGGTCAGGTTTACTGATATTCTTAAGGAGTTCGCTTTGTCTTGTTTTATAGTAATGACATTATGTGTTATATATAAGACGTTATACCCGATCGAGGAGGAGGCTAGCATGATACTTACCGTTACCAAATATGGGGTGTATATAGCCCTTGTTGGATATGTGATGCTTTTCTTGAATACGATAGGGGATGCTTTCGCTGACGCTTATTTGGTGAAGGTATTCAAGGCTGTATTCAAGAGAATAAACGTGTTCAAGATGTTTAGCTTCTCCAAGAACATACCTGATGAGACGTTTGACGATATAAGGAGGATTGCCGATGATGAGGTTAAGGATAAGTCTTAGGGCGATTGTTTGTTTAGGTCTGTCGCTATTCCTGTCCTCTTGTGGAAGCAGGAGGCAGGTTAGCGACACGTCTATAGATAATCGTTTGATAAGCAGGATAGAGACGATGATAGATGAGGTCATGGACAGGAGGATAGTGGAGATCAAGACGTCTGATCTTAATGCTGATATTGTCATAATTGAGAGGAAATTTGATACTACGAAGGAGGTGGATCCATCCACTGGGGAGCGACCCGTGTCCTCCCAGACGGACGCCCATATCGTCATCGGCCGGCGGGATAGCACGGTGACGGCCGATTCCGTTGGAGTTAATAAGACGAGGAATGATATAAAGGATTTGGACAATAAGATAGATATCAAATCTAAGGATGTAGATGATAAGAAGGGATCAAGATGGCCTATAGTGTGGATAGTAGCTGGTATCTTGATGATATTGTTGGTATTGGTATATATATTAAAGAGGATAAAGATTTTATGAGAAGAAGAATGTTGAATAATAACAATGATGATCTTGTTGATGAACATACAAGGTTTTTGATGAGATTTGATAATAATTTTAAGGTTGGTGGATACCCCCCCCCTAATATCGAGGATGGTTTAGAGATCAAGGGAGGAGAGTTTGTCACCGATTCTATAGGAACTGGATATAAATACACAAATACGTCTAATTCTTATGGGATGATTAATACATCTAGTACATTGTCGCCTGATTTGTTTGGAGATGGAGATCTGTTTACTATTGATTTTTGGTATAAGCCATTAGCTGTCATTAATGCCTGTTCCGTTGGTCATGAATGGTATAATGGTTCTTTTTATTTTGGTATAGCTAATGATAACGGTTTATGTTTGTATTTTGCCACTTATAGAGGATCGTATGGGATCAATGCGGGTAGTGTAAGTGTAGGTAAATGGTATCATGTTGCTATAGTAAGGAGCCTTAGCGATAGATTGCTTTGTTTTATTGACGGTATTTTTGTAGGACATTTACCATATCCTGTTTATTCGTTGAGGTTATATAATATAGATTTTAATAGACAAAGGGATAATGATTATAATAGAGGATCTTTTGTGATAGATGATTTCAGGATAAGTGATGTGGCTAGATGGATGTCAGATTTTGAACCTCCAAAAAGAAAGGGGCTATGATCCCTCACTGCCCCTTGTCTGATTAGTTTTTAAAGGATATGCAAATAGCATAGAGGTCAGTCCCGGATTCGAACCGAGGTATATGGTTTTGCAGACCACCGACTAAACCACTCATCCAACCGACCATGACGCGAATATATTCATTTTTTTGATAACATATTCATCCATCATTATTTTTGGATCAATTTTTCAAGATTCGTCTTTATAGTTATCTTTGTGAAAAAGAATACAAATGAACCAGATCAATATCATACCGAAGATAATTCATGATAAGTTCGCCGCAAGGATTATCATGGATGATTACGATATAGAGAAACCTATCGTTATTACTGTCGTGGCTAGACGTAACGATGGTGAGTATAATACCCAGATATTGACATACCCTACATCTGGTGTTGATTATGAGGGTAATGTAAGGATGGTGTTTTTTGATGTCGCTAGGTCTCATGTTTGCCAGATAACATCGGTATTTATCAACGGTCATGAGGTCAAGACATATTATACCGATATTCCGGATCTTGATATGCAAGCCCGTTATGACGATAGCTTGTGCCGGTACGACAAGAAGGTTAACATGAACGATATCCGCTTGTCGTTTCAGGTGATAGAGACACGTGATCCCAAGGTGTTGCAGGTATTGGATGAGTCTGAGTGGGGGCTGCTGGAGGACAGGAAGGCGATCATCGAGATCACTACCCCTGGGATGTCCGACCCCGTTACGTTGTTTCTTGGCAAGAATCAGGTCAATACCTTTACCAGTCTAACGCTAGGTCTCAATTGTTTTAATTACGATGATTGTAATGTCAAGTACCTTGATCTTCCAGATGGTATATATGATATTAAGATCATAGGTAGCCCTTCCACTTACAATTTCAGTCGCAAGTATCTTAAGACGGATCTTATACGCAGGCGTCTTGACCGGCTATGGATCAAGACTGATGTCTTATGCGAGGACAAGGATAAGGGTCTTATAGACAAGATACAGGAGATGGAGACACTTATGGCCGTAGCCGAGGCGAATGTCAGGTTGGATAACATAAGGGCCGCCCATGAGATTATTGATCGTGTCGGAGAGCTTCTTGAGATGGCTACCAATTGCGTGGATTGTTAAACATAAAAATATTTAGTCGTGGGTTGTAATACTTGTAAGGAAAAGGCGTTAAGGGCCGAGAGAGAAAGGATTGAGAGAAGCATGATGAATCATTCTTCTTCTACCGTTGTTAGCGATATGGAGTACGCTTCTAGAAGCACCGCTGGTTGTATGGTTATGCAAGATCCGTTGCAGACCATGGAGCGTGACGTGGTTAGTATATATAAGCAAGTTCGTACCAAGGGTGATGGCGTGGGTGTATCTTATCTTAATATGCAGAAAAAGATCCGTGAATGGATCAAGAACCTGCCGTATGGATGCCCGCCTGACGAGGAGGTACAGGAAATGAGAAAGGAGATACTCGATGGGCGCGCAATCTATATCAAACCTTGATAGAATAGATCTATGTAATGTCGTAGACGAATGGCTATCTTGTCAATGGGGTGGATACATGAGGTATCATAGGTATAGGATCGGGAATAAGCCTGATGTGTCTTATTGGGGTAAGATAATTCGTCTGCAAAGGTCATTGTGTGATAATGATTGCGGGTTATGCCCGGATGAGGTAAGATCGTTAAAGGAACGTATCAACAAATTATTGGCATGAGAAAATACAGTTGTTCACATATAACTCCGTCCACTTGCGTACCTTACGAGGGTGATCTTCCGGAGTGGTCAAAGCATAAGGACTCTGATGAGTGTGTTATGATCTCTGATGTGATAGAGGAGATATATGACGAGCTTACCCGTATCAGGGAAGCTATAGATGTCCGGGATCTTGGTGAGTCTTGCGTGAAGGTAAGTGGTGATAAGACCGTAGCGAAAATCCTTTACGCTATTGAGGATAAGATCTGCAACGGGTAATTAATGTCCTGATTTTAGGATATTAAAAATAGCCAATCGGTTTGTGTTTATCATCCCGATTGGCTATTTTTGTATGTCCGCCGACTCTCACGAGGGAGCGGACATAAAGTAATTAATTATTAATCTCAAAATTAGACTAAAAAATGAAGACAGTAAATGTTTTAACAAGAAAGATGGGCGATTTTAACGTTTTTCAAAGAACTAGTGATGGTTATTTTGATGCCAATAGTTTACTTAAGCAATGGAATGATAATCCCGATAATATAAGAAGAAAGTTTTCTGTGTTTATAGATAGTCCTAAAACCATAGAATTTTTAGAAGCTCTAAAGGATGATGAAAGCCATAGTCCAAAAATGGACAATGGTGATAATCAGTTATTTGTAAAAGTAAAAGGTAGAGTTACAAAACATGGCAAGACACCTGATAAGATATGGATGCATCCTTTGCTATTTATAAAATTCGCCATGTGGATAAATCCTAGATTTGAGGTTCAGGTTTTGAAGTTTGTACATGATCAACTTATAGATTACAGAGATAAGGCTGGTGATGCTTATAGGAGAATGTCTTCCGCTTTATCTAAAATCGTGGACTCGTCAAGGTTTAAAGATAAAATACAGGATTTAGCTAGATCTTTGAATATAATAGTTTACGGTCTTCATGAGACTATGATAAGAAACTCTGTTGGCGAGGAGGTCAAGGCTAAAGAGTTGATGGAGCTAGAGATTGATATAGCTAAGATGATTGAATTTGGGTATATAACTACCGAGGAGCAGTTAAGGGATTATCTGTATAAGGTTTTGAGAAGCAAAAAGGCTCTTCCTTTGTAATTTGGATTTTAATCGTATATTTGTGTCAAAGTGAATTACGATGGTATACGGCAAGGTGATTATATTCTATTTTACACCAAAAGCGTAAAACAATATACATTTATACGGAAATCCGTACCGGGTTCCACCAAAACCCTCTACCTTCTGGTAAGGTACTTACATCGAAGGCTTCTTTTGCCGATTTTCTAATGATGTTAAACGCACCATTGATATCGGCGTTAATAATATTGCCGGAAGATGTCTTGAACAATCCTCGTTTGATACGTCTTCCAGCATATTCCTCATGCTTACAAATCTTCTCGTTATCCAAAAAACTACATTTTGAGGTATAGGATTCCTCAACGATCTTAACATTAATACCATCAAGTGTAGCTTTATATGATATCATTGAGATAAACATATTAAAAGGAATAGATACAAAATTCTGGTTATTTCGTTTTCCGATATTGATCTCTTGTTTCCAGCATCTGTTATGACCGATTACGATCGTATTAATACCATTAGAAACTACGTGATTAATCAATACCCTATTGGCTTTATGCAGATAATCCTTGATCTTGTTATTCCTTTTGTTGGTTAACGATCTTATTTGCTTTGAGACTTGTTTATTATCTTTTAATCTTGATTTTAGATATGCTAGTCTTTTATTATAATACTGGTTGATAGATTTTAGAGGCTTACCGTTGATGATAAAGCAGGAACCGGTATTTGATACACAAGATGCAAGATTGTTAAGTCCAAGATCAATACCAAGATAATTACCGTTATCATACATAAGATATTTCTCTTTCTTGTTATATACGATTTCAAGTATAATATATCCATTCTTAGGGACGAACCTGAGTTGTTGGATATTTTGCTTATTGGTTCTCGTGGTGAAAGAGAATTGCTTTGGCAACTTAATAATGCCTTGCTTTATCCATTTCTGAGAAAAGGCTGTTGTTGGGAAAACAGCCATAAACATCCCGTCTTTGTCAAGATACTTAGGTATTCTTACTTTCTCAGAATATTCACCTCTGTTTTTCTTGTTAAGAAGATTAAAGAAGGACTTGAAATTCTGGTCGACCATCATAAGTACCTGTTGGGCTACCGGTGACGGTAAAGCACGATAGTCAACGTCATCTTCTATTCTTAACTTCTTTTCAAGAGAGTAGTAGTTGAGGTATTTATACTTAACGGTATTATCATCCTTATATTGAAAGTAATGTTTCCTAACAACATACAATCCTTTGTTGTATAAGTTTTTGCACTTATGCAACAGATCTTGAATCTCATTGTAATAGATTGAGCTTTGCTTGATTATATGTTGTTCGACTAATCTCATGGCACAAATATATAGATTATTATTTATATATAAA